GTGCAGCTTTCATCTGATCGTGCCGCAGGTCTTTGTAGCTCGCGATCTTGAAGTAATCGTAAAGAGCGTTGTAGACCGTCTGGTAGTGAACAGAGCTGTTCTTAGCGCGCGATTTGATGGCCTTGCGGATCTCGTACTGCTCTGTAGTCGTGATGAGCGCCGACTGTTCTGTCGGGGCTCGCAGCGCTTCTTCCATCCGGTTAAAAGCATCGATGTAGGCCCACTTGAAGGCCTGAGCTTTTTCACCAGTAAAGCCCATCGCCAAGAAGGTGAAACCGTCTCGCGTGAGGCGATAGGCTTTGGATTGAATTGGAGCCCCACCGCTTGGATTTGCGCGGGTTACAACCGTCTGGGAAAAATTCCCCAGACGGTCTTCGGGCAATTTTGAGAGGATTGCTCGGATGGCTTTTAGTACATCATTGTGAGGCTTTTCAAAGAAGTAGGCAACGTCCGTTGAAAGCGTGGTCGGCTGACCATTAACGATGGTGACGACAGGCAAGTTTTGAGTCTCAGGCATAGAGAGCTCCTTCGTAATTTTTGAGAATTCGCCATTTTTGAGATGGCGGCCAAGCGCTCAAAACCGTACGAAGTCGGCGGGCATATTCCCCTTTCGGGTATTGTATTAGCCTCACGCTCGGCCATATCCAGAGCTATCTGTTACTGGCACAGATACAAAAAAATCCGCTTGGCTGACGGGGCGGAGGCCGCTTCGTATGGTGTTTTGAGCACCAAAGCGGAGTATGCCCCATTCTTCAAAAAAAGGCAATAAAAAAGCCCCGAATATTCGGAGCCAATCAGGGTGGGCGGAACGTGTTGCAGCACGTCCCGCCCCGTTAACACACTCTTAAGTAGGAAAACAGAGTATGCAAACGAAAACTTGCACGCTTACAGCGGAGCGGTTTAAGGCTCTTGCCGAGCAGAGCCAGAATGAATTTCGCTTGCTGAACATTCAGCATCGGACGCTGGGACGTCTGTCGGCGTTGGTTTTGGAGTGCGGCTCGAACACCAACAGAGGTTGGTGGCTGCACATCTATAAAATGCCCAATCCTGTGCCAGAGCATGGATCCACCGGCAAACCTTTCTTTGTTTACCTTTCTGCTGTTTCCAGCGTAGAACTGGGTGAATGCGTCGGATCGCGCATCTGGCATGCCATCGAAATCGGATCAAGTAGTACAGGGGGAGTTTCAGCAACCGACGTTGCGCGAGAATGGTGACGCCGCAGGTGCAGCGCATCGGCATAACGTCAGCCTCCCCCGGGAAAACTTGGCAACCACGGTAGTGGGGGAGGCTTTCGATCCTTCCGTCCCAATGCTCAATACTGCGCTTTAATTCAGGATGCATTACGGTTCCAAAATGAAATGTCTTGAAAAGACCCACTACAGAACCCGCGAGCAGGTGCTGTAGTTGGCCTTTTCCCCGTCTGCACTGAATACGTCAGGCCGTGAGCTCCATAGCCATCAGGCGGGTAGTTCGTAGCTGCGAACTTCAACTCAGCATCCAAGTTGCCATCTTGTCTTTCCGAGACGCTTCTTTCGTTCGAGCGTTGCCGTGATGGCGGTAGCTCTTGCGCTTCCACGTGCCGCCGGTGCTTCCGTGCGGTACTTTCAACGAGCGGAAAACGTTGTTTCCCAATCGTTAAACGCACTTTAACGCACGAGGTGTAAATTGTCAAATGACGTTTAACGCTACTGTTAAACGGAAATAGCTTTTTATGAGCTTGTTTGTTCATCTTTGGTTGACAAATGTCAAAAAAAAAAGCCCGCTCAAAGGCGGGCATGGAAAAAGTGTTTATACAACCAGCTATAGCAATCGACGGATTTGGAGACCTACATAGACACGTCCGATAACGTTAAGCGTGTCGCCATCGTCGATAGTGAAGGGCTTGTATTTGGTGTTATCAGACAGAAGAAGCAAGCCTTTGTGGGTGATCTGGATGCGTTTGATGAGCGTACTGCCACCCAGCTCGACGGCATAGAGGCCGTCTTGCGTCACATCTCTTTGCGAGACATCTACGATCACTGCATCGCCATTATTAAGCGTCGGCATCATTGAGTCGCCTTTGGCCGTGATGATGTGCAGAGAGTTCATTGATGCTGACGGGCAGTAATTGCGGATGAATTCATATGTCACGCGCACCATCGTGATGATGCCGCAGCCATACTGCGATAGATCTTCTCGAGCGCCGCATGCACCCTCTGCTTCTAGCAACGGAATGGAAATCGCATCTTCAAGCCGAATCGATTGTGCTCCAGCTGCCGAGTCGTCGCCATACAGAACCCAGGCGGGAGAAACGTGAAAGTACAGGCAGAGAGCTTCTAGTCCTTTATCACTTGGTCGATTTTTCCCCGTCACCCACTGAGAGAGGGAAACGTGGTTTACGCCGATAGCTTTCGAAGTGATAAGCCAGACTCATTTACAAGACCGGCGATGCGGGTTGCGATGTCGTTCATGAGAAACCTCCGTTCGATGCTCATAGGTTAAATATAAGCGCATTAAACAAAAGTGTCAAACTTGCGTTAAACTGCGTTTTACATTGGAAATGCAAATTTGACACTAACGCTATGAACTCAAACAACATCGTCCGAAAAAGTGTAGAGATTTACGGAGAGCGACAGGGCATCAAGGGGCGTGGTGCATACACGGCCTTCGCTCGCGCATGCAATGTGAGCCGTCAAACGGTTTGGCATTGGTGTCGTCACAACTCCGTACCTTTGAAGTACGCGGATTTCGTGAGTGACATCACCGGACTGTCTGCCACTTCTCTCAACAGCGAGATGCGCAATGCACTGCAAAAGCAGCTAGGCATCACCGGAACTGGTCGCTAAGGAGCTCGCAATGAGCGTTCCAGCACGTAAGTGGGCACTAAGCAAGCGCACGGGGTCTTCTGCCCGCCGCGCGGTATTGAACTGTCTTGCCGATTGGATGATCGGCGAGAACGCGGTTGAGTGCTGGCCATCTATCGAAACGATTGTCTTTGAGACTGAAATGAATCGCAAGACGGTCATGAAGGCCACTGCGGAACTTGTTGCTTTAGGACTGATTGGCAAGCGTAAGGTCATTGATATTGAACGGCATTGCTGGCAGACCCGATATACGTTTATTGGTTACGTTCCTAAAGAATGGGGCAAGGCCGAAAGGCCGTGCGAAGAACGCGGTTCACATGCAAAGGAAAGTCCCAAAAACGGTACGTACCAAAAACGGTATGTACCAAAAACGGAAAGTCCCAAAAACGGCACTGAGGTGCATACCAAAAACGGTACTAAGGTAGGTCCCAAAAACGGGACTATAGAAAGTCCCAAATTTGGGACAAGAACAGGGATAGAACAGGGAATAACAAGAATAAGACAGGAAGGTAAGGCTCACGCTTCGCGTTCGCTGCCCGTCGCGCCGCCGCCTCCCGGGTTGGATGACGAAGCCGAGGCCGAATGGAACGACCTGACCGCGCGAGCCGCTCTCGAAGCAGACTCGATGCCAGAGGACGTTTTCTCTCCTGACGCTCAAATACCCATCGAGAACATCGAAATTCTCAACGCTACGGCATCCGATTCGATTTTTGGTACCGACACACCACCCAAAGATCAGAACGCCGCAGAACGCAAATCTGAGGCCATTTCCAAACCGAAGAGGAAGCGCGTTTCATCCTCCGTCGTCAAGGACAAGCCCGAAGACATCTCTCAGGAGGTTTGGGACGACTGGCTGACGACGCGTCGAGCGAAGCGCCTGCCGCTCACGCAAACTGCCCTCAACTCCGTCCGCCGAGAGGCCGCTTCTGCCGGACTCACCTTTCAGGCTGCCGTCACCTTCGCCGTCGAGCAGGGCTGGGCCGCCTTTCGCGCGGAGTGGTACCGCAACGCGACTCGCAAGGGCGACTCGACGAAGACGAATGCCCGCTACCTGACCGCCCAGGAGCGCTACGAAGAGCGCATGCGCAAGGCGGGGGAAATGAGCGACGAAGAGTACTTCGCCCAATTCGACCTTCCCGAAGAAATCCTCAACTACGAAAAAGCCCAAGAGGCAAAACGCCATGTCGCATCCTGAAGTCACCGCATCGTCTACTCAGCCCGTTCCGAAGGTCATCGAGCTCCCCGGAGCTCCTCCCTTCCGAGAGTGGCACATCGAGTGCCCCATCCATGGGCCCCAGACCGTTCGCACATACATGCGCAACGGGCTCTTTGGCGAGCCTAAGTGCTACATCTGTCAGCGCGAAGAGGGCGAAAAGATGGCCCGATCCGAGGCAATCAAAGGTGAGGCGCTCGCCACAACCATCGCCCTGCAAAACTTCTTCGGGCCGTCCATCGGAGGAGACGATTCGAGCGCCTGCTTCACCTTTGACCGCTTCAAAACCTCTGGGTTCCAACACGTCGAAAAAGCAAAGACTCTTTGCGAGCGATTTGCCGATCGCTTCGTCATTCGTGCCGAAGAACGCGAGCTCGCCCGGGCCTCGGGAGATCTCGGATGGCGCAAGAAGAACTCCATCGGCATCTTCCTGCGCGGACCTTGCGGCGTCGGCAAGACTTTCCTCGCGCTCTCGATCCTCAATCGCCTCGCCCAGCTCAGCGTGCCCGGCTACTTCGTGAGCTGCCCGTCCCTCATGACCGCAGTGCTCGACCTGCCTTTCGGGGAGAAGTCGACGGCAATTCGCCTGCTCTGCCGCGCCTCCGTTCTTGTGCTTGACGACGTTGGCGCTCAGGCGTGGAAGCCCTCCGAGCAGCAACTTCTTTTCCAAATCGTAGACGGGCGGATCTCCCGCGGACTACCCATCATCGCGACCTCCAACCTCATTGGTAAGCAGCTGGAGGAGTGTTTGACGACGCGGACTGCCCAACGCCTTTTGGCCTCCACGGTCTCGATTGATGCGGCTAGTTGGCCGAACTGGCGAATGGCGCGACATAAAAGCCTCACGCTCGAAACGTTTGTGGAGGGCTTCTGATGCCGCCCGCCGCCTTCGATCAGAAGCGAGCTTGTATGCGATGGATCTACGCACAACGGCGACTAGGCCTGCCGCTCTCTCCGTACCACATCGAACGAATCGTCGATGCGCTCGAAATGCAGATCGACGAGGTGCCCGACGAAATCGTAGACGACACGATCCTGACCTTTGGCATGAGCTCCTTTTTGATCTGCGAAGACTGCGGTACTCCGGGCATATGGCCAGGATCACGATTTGATGCTCTGCGCAGCGAGTTTTGCCGCTCCGAGATCATCTCGCGACGCGCCGGTCAGTGGCCGGAAGTTGACTCCGTTCAGCTCGAATTCAACCGTAGCTATTTCAAGCGGGTGAGGGCTCGGCTTGAAGGAAATGATCCGGGAATTTTCTATCGGCACACCCACTCCCCAATCAGCTTTGACAACGCCTCACCAACCCCAAACACAACCGACGACGAGCGACCTTTTTGAGGACAAAAAATGAACGCCACACAAATTGCATTAGTCGTTTTCATCTTGCTGGCGAACTACCTCGTGTTGGTTCCGGCACTCCTATCAACCTCTGCTGTCCCCACGCTTCTTCTCGGCATTTTCTGCGCGGCGGCACCTGCCGTTTGGGCAATCAACCGTTTCTTTACCAAGCACTAAAGGGAGCTTCCCATCATGAATAACATGAGCAAATTGACCATTGGATCCGCAGCCGGAATTTTCGCCGTTATCGCCGGCGGATACGCTCTCGCATCTCTTACAACCGTACCGGCAGGTTATGTCGGTGTTCGTGTGAATCTTTACGCAGATAAGGGCGTTGACAACGAAGTAGTCGGCACTGGACGCTACTTCGTTGGCATTAATGAACAGCTTTACAAGTTCCCGACCTTCAACCAGCTGATCAGCTACGAAGAGCCCTTCACATTCCAAACTTCTGACGCGATGTATGTTCGCGCCCGCGTCGGCTTGGAGTACGCAATTGAGCCGGAAAAGGCAGCAACAATCTTCCAAACGTATCGAAAGGGCATAGACGAGATCACAGAAATCAACCTTCGCCAGTACATCAGCGATGCGCTCATCAAACACGCTGCCGGCATGGATATCAACGCACTAACTCAGGGCGGAAAGACAAATCTTTTGGAAAACGTTCAGAACGAGATTCGCGGAAAACTGGCACCCGTTGGTATTCGCATCGTGAAGCTCTCTTGGGTGACCGATCTGGTCTATCCAGAACAAGTTAAAGACTCAATCAACGCCAAGATCGAAGCAACTCAGCGAGCCCTTTTGCGAGAAAACGAAGTGGCTCAGTCCAAAGCCGAGGCGCAGAAGCGCATCGAAGAAGCACGCGGTATCGCTGAATCTACTCGACTTCGCGCTCAGGCCGAAGCCGATGCAATCGCAATCAAAGCCAAAGCGCTTCGAGACAACCCAGACATCATCCAACTCAACGCCATTGAAAAGTGGGATGGCAAGTTGCCCAACATGATGACCGCTGGCAGCACCGTTCCTTTCGTTCCGGTGAAGTGATGACAAGCGTTCTTATCGGCATTGCCCTCATTGCCAAGGGAGTCATCGAATGACTGATCTTTTCAGCGCTTCAATGCGCCTTTACGGAGAATCTCCGCACGCATGCATTGACTGCATGCACTTTGCAGGCGCGTTGCTCGATAAAGGAGGGTTTCTTTTTGCCCGACGCTCGGGCTACTGCAATGTGCGCGTAAAGCGAGGCGACTGGAACGTTCTTCAGCGCATAGACGCACCCCGCCAATGCGGCGACTTTCAGGAAGCCGACGAGAAATTACGAGATAAACGCGCTAAGGCGCTCGCTTTCTATACCAACAAACTCAAAAAGGAGTGATTCCGGTGCCTACACAAGATTTAACGGGATGGAGCGTCATTGACCATGAGGACAAAGCAACATGGCCAAAGATGGGGGTGCGCTGCCTTTTTTATCGGGATAAATATCGTTTCTCCCACTTCTATGGTTTTCGTGATTCGGACGATATGGTGACCATGGAGGTCTATCCGGTTCGCGTCCCAATTCTTCAAATCACCGCGTTCCAGATTCAGAAACGAAGCGCCGAAGAGGAAAGTGATGCATATATTCGTTGAAGGAGAGCCGCAGGGAAAAGCTCGGCCTCGGGTGGTTCGCGGGCATGCCTATACGCCGCAAAAAACTAGGGACTATGAACGCTTGATCGCAAGTACTTTTAAGCAGGCAGCGTTTCGTGAGGGGTTTAAACCTATCAAAGGACCGGTAGAACTCACCATCATTGCGCGATTCCCAGTTCCGAAGTCATATTCAAAAAAGCGGCGAGAGGCATGTTTGCGCGGATGCGAGCAGCCAACCAAAAAACCGGATTTTGACAATATTGCGAAGGCGTGCGGAGATTCTTTAAACGGGCTCGCATACGACGACGACTCTCAAATCGTCAAATCCACGATCACAAAGATTTATCATCAAATACCCGGCATTGATGTCTTTATAACCTCGTACAAACCTGATGATTCCTGATCACTTTCTTCGGCGGTTATTCAACTGGAGCCGCGCTATTCGCTCCCCTCGCGCTTATGGCTCCCTGACATCATCTTCGATGGCCCATGCTTTGGACGCAATCGCACTTCAACGCGGAATCCCTCCGCTTGACAAGGATTGCGCTCCGCTCACACCAGACGAAAGACCCCTTGCAATCGATTTGCAAGACGCCGAAAGACTTACTAGGGCATATGCGTCACCGTACATGAGCGTCAAGGCAAAACAGCTTCTGCGCTTGAAATACGGTGAATGCAGGTCAGATTCCGCCTGTGCGAGAAAGCTGCGCCTCGGTGAAAAGCTATTCCACAAAATTCACGATGAAGTCTGTAGAAAATTTCAAGAGGTGGTTGAAACTTATTTTGACCCGAAGTAGAATGCTCCCAAAATCTACCACCGGCTCGCGCTGAGATAATCGTCCCTATGGGAGCCGCCGGTGTGCCCGGAAGAAGCAGAAAGCCCGTACTCACATGAGCGCGGGCTTTTTTCTTTTCAGCTCTTGCGGGCTTCTCATACCGGAGTATTCGCACGTGTCAAAAGATCCATTCTCGCCAATCGATCCTTATCCCGAACAGCTCAAAGTTGCTCAGGTACTTCTTGATATGGCCGAGAAAGACTTGACGAGAATCTTTGCTCTGTACCCAGAGCAACGATCAAAACTCGCTTTCTATCAGGCGTTCTCCGCGGCAATGATTGTAGCTCACGTCTACTCATGGACACTTTTCGGCATCAACAGCTTGGTTGAAATCCTGTGTCCGGCTATTTCAGCGGGTCTTTTTGCCTCGGCTCTATTCCTATCCGTGATGGCGATGGGCAATTCAAACGTTATGGTCGGCGCAGTAAAGAGCTATTCGGAGTGGTTTTTGTCTGCTCACGGAACTCAGGAAGATACCCTGAGCATTTATCGTGACGCTCTCAAAAATTTCGACTCTGCCCGGAAACTCGCAAAGTTGACGCTTGACCGGCGAGGCAGAACACTTCGCCGCATAAACATTCTCATCTTGTGCGCAATTGTCTTTGGTGCTATTGGCATCGTCGGTTTGGCTGCTTAATTTTTATCACCCGTTTTTTTGCGAGGTTCGTATGGCTGCTCAAAAGAAGTCTGCTCCCCGCAAGGTGGGGAGACCAACTAAGTACACACCCGAGCTGGCCGAAAAGATTTGCGACTTGATTCGTGAGGGCTTGTCTGAGAGGGAAATTTGCTCTCAAAAAGGAATGCCAGACGCCTCAACACTTGGCCGGTGGAAGGATAACAATCAAGAATTTTGCATTCAGTCCGCGCGCGCGCGTGAGGAGAGCGCCGCCCTGTATCGCGAAAAAGCGCTCGGCATTGCGCAAGAAACCGCGAAAACTGCGGTTAAGGCGTTACGAGGTGAAATCACTGACGCTCTGGGTGAGCCGGTTAAAGATCTTCCGCGAGGGTATGTTGAGGCTCAGAAGCTCTTGGTTCAAGAGCTGAATCGAGAGGCAGCCATCCGCGACGACCGAAACTACGGTGACCGCCGGCGCGTTGCCGTGACCGGCGCAGATGGCGGTGCAGTCAAGATTGAAACGAAGCAGGTCACCTCGCTTTCAAACGAAGAACTGCTAGAAATTGCTCGTATGGAGCTCCCCGAAAATGAAGGAGAAGATCGATAGGGCTCTGATTCTCGCTGCGCGTCATGAGCTTAGAATCCGCGCAGCGCGTCAAAGTCTTTCGAACTTTGTCCTTGAAACCACTCCCGGATACCAAATGGGGTGGGTACATCGCGAAATCTGCGATGAGCTTGACGGGTTTCTGCAAGACGTCGCAGATAAGAAATCGCCGCGGCTCATCATCTGTATGCCACCGCGTTCCGGAAAATCGGAAATTGTTTCTCGATCCTTTCCTGCATACGCATTCGGTCTGCATCCAGACATGCAAATCATTGCTACGTCGTACTCGGCAGACCTGACGCAGCGATTCTCTCGTGACGTACAGCGCAAGATCGACGATCCAAAGTACGCCGAGATCTTTCCAGAAACATCGCTCAACTCAAAGAACGTAAAGAGCACGTCTTTTGGCTCGTTCATTCGAACCGCAGAGCTCTTTGAGATCGTTGGGCACAGGGGCGCCTACCGCGCCGCCGGCGTTGGCGGGGGCATTACCGGTATGGGAGCCGACATCCTGTGTATCGATGACCCCGTGAAAGACCGAAGAGACGCCAATTCAGCGACGATCCGAGAAGCGCTTTGGGACTGGTACACGTCGACGGCATATACGCGCTTATCTCCTGGTGGCGGCGTGATCGTGATGTGCACACGGTGGCACATGGATGATCTGGTCGGTCGCTTGCTTGACCGTGCGGCATCCGGCGAGGGCGAGCGGTGGCGCGTCATCAACTATCCCGCTATTGCCGAGCACGACGAACCGCACCGTAAGGCCGGCGAGGCTTTGCATCCCGAACGCTATGACCTCAATGCGCTGCTTCGCATTCAAAAGCAGGTCGGCTCCCGCGACTGGGCGGCGCTCTATCAGCAGCACCCAGTGCCCGACGGCGGCGGACTCTTTAAAGACGACTGGATTCAGCATTGGGACAGCGCAACGCTTCCAAAGACGTTCGATGCCACGTGCATTTCATGGGATATGACGTTCAAGGGTTCCGAACGATCGGACTACGTCGTTGGGCAGGTGTGGGGGCGCAAAGGCGCGAACTTCTACTTGCTTGATCAGTATCGAGGCCAGTGGGACTTTGTGAAAACTGTCGAACAGTTCGTTGCTTGCGCCGAAAAGTGGCCGCGAGTACTTCGAAAGCTCGTGGAAGAAAAGGCAAACGGCGCCGCAGTGATCGCGACGCTGAAAAAGCATGTTTCAGGGCTCATCCCAATCAATCCGAAGGAGTCCAAAGAGGCTCGCGCGGCCGCGATCACGCCGCTATGGGAAGCAAAGAACGTCTTTCTTCCGCCGGCAGGTCTCTATCCGTGGGTAGCAAAGGATTTCATACCTGAACTGCTCAGTTTCCCGGCGGGGGCTCACGACGATCAAATCGACAGCATGAGTCAGGCTTTGGCTGATATGAGCCGAGGCAACGTCCGAAAAATTCATCCGAACAATCTAACGGCACTTGGCCTACGGTAAAGCGCCCAACAAAAGCAAAGCCCGCGGAGCTGTAACTCTCGCGGGCTTTTTCGTATCCACCTCTATGACAGGTGAACCATGAATATTTTAACCGCGATTGGCGGGCTTGTAGCAGGGTTACGTATGACCTCCGCAATGCTTGAGAACACTGATATCGGCAACCGACCGTTAAGTTTCCGAGCTTTCAGAGTTGTTTTTTGGTTGAGTGCTGCGGGCATCGCACTCTCGGCATTTGTTCTTTCTGGGGGCTATGTGCTTGCACATCTCCAAAACTGGGGGCTCCTATGAGCAAAACCAAAGAAGAAAAGGCGGCGGACAAGAAGCGCAAAAAGGCGTTTCGCAAGGTCGAGGAGCAAGAAAAGATGCTCGCCAAAAAGTTCCGCGCTCAGCGTGAACGCGCTATTCAGTCAATGAGCGCCGGCACGATGCTCATCCCGCCGCGCACATGCGAAGTGCTGAGATCTCTCGATGACGTCAAAAAGCACTTTGCTCCGCCGCTTACTTTGGGGTATCCCAAGGACGGAAAAGAGCGCGAGAAGCTTGCCGAAGCGTGTGACAGAGCCGGCTACTACGACGCGATCTACAACACGCTTACTCAGCACGCTTCTGATCTCGGACAGTATCCCGTAACTTCTTTTATCGGTTACGGCGTCCTTCAGCAAATTGCCCAGAACGGCATGATTCGATCATGCATTTCAACCGTCTCCGATGACATTACGCGTGAATGGCTGACCATCATCGGCGGCGATAAATCCGACGGCGAAACCGTCGACATGCTGAACGATTTGCAGGAGACGAAATACCATCTCAAAAAGGTATTTCATGACGCCATCGATCTCACTGGGTACATGGGCGGCTGCTTCATCTTCATTGACACAGGATGCGATGAGGAGGACTTAGAACTTCCGCTCGCTATCAACGTGAAAAGCGCGGAGCTCGGCAAGGACACGCCCCTTCGCTTTATCGTCGTTGATCCGATTAACTGCGCGCCAGTCGAATACAACTCCACAGATCCGCTCCGCAAAGACTACATGCAGCCGAAATCGTGGTGGGTGCTCGGCAAGAAGGTTCATGCCTCACGCTTGATTCCCGTCGTCGACAATCGGCCGCCGCAACTGCTGCTGCCGAATTACAACTTCCTCGGGATTCCGCAGGCGCAGATCCTTTGGGACTACGTCATTCACTGGAACTCTTGCCGCGTAGCGACGGCGAATCTGCTCACCAAGATCTCTCTGCTGGTCTACAAGACCAATATGAGTTCTTTGATGAGTGACCCGAACGGCATCGCGACCCTTGATCAGAAGATGGCTGTTCTTCAGCGCTATCGAGACAATGATTCTGTTTTCGCGGTCGATAAGGACGAAGAAGATGTAGCGAACATACAGACGTCGTTAGCTGGATGTACGGATGTGGTGCGGCAGTCGCTTGAAATGATTGCGGCCATCAACCGCACGCCCGCGGTAAAACTGCTCGGCATCAGCCCGAGCGGCTTTAACGCCACCGGGCAAAGCGACATCACGAACTACTACGACTACATCAAATCGAAGCAAGAGCTTCGCCGAGACGCGATCTTGAAGTGCCTCAAAGCTATTCAGATTGTTGAATTCGGCGAACTCGATGACTCGATCAGCGTGAAGTTCAACGAGCTCGGCGTTGATCGTGAAGCTCAGAATGCCATGTCGGCGCAGTCCATTGCCGGCACGCTTACACAGCTTGCCAGCATCCAAGCCATCAGCGCTGAAGAGGTTCGCGAGGCTGTGAAAAAGTCTCCGATTATGGGTTTGGACTGGCTCTCAGACGATGCACCGGATGTTGAGCCAGATGACATGTTCAATGAATTCGGCGGCCTTTCGGGGAAGGACGATCTGCTGCAAAACCAATCGGTGCCACTCGCGCCGCAGTCCTCCGAAAGTGCCGCCAATCCGCCTGACGAAGGACGCCAGCTCCTTCAAGGAATGAACTCAAATGACAGCAAGAGTGAAGACGATTCGAGCCATTGAGCCAAACGTCGGCACTCGAAAAGCGTTTGAGAAAAAACTGTCTGCGTTCTCGCGAAGTTTCCTGCGGGAAGCGATGGGCGAGATTGTCACCGAGCTTTTGAACGAAGGCTTACTTGTTCCGGAGGCTTCGGATGCATTGCCGAAGCTGACGGCGCGAGAACGCCGAATTTTCGAGAAGGTGAATGCAGGTCTAGCCAAAGGCATCGATCCCGAGACGCTGCGAGAAAGGATCCGCTCAATCAGCGCAGTCAAAATCGCGCGCTGGCTGATTGCCGCAGAGCAGAAAGCCAAAGAAATTTCGTACTGGTTTTGCCGCTCGGCGGCGCGCGACGTAACGCTGAGCCAGCGCCGCGCGCTTGCCGCAGCAGGCATCTCGCAAGGGTGGCTAAAGAGCAAGTTCGACGTTCCGATTATTCGTGGTCAGTACATCTCTCGGCCGGCCGCAGAGCAATTGCCGAAGTACGTTGAAGATGCCACGACGCTCATCACCAAAATGACGGGCACCGACCTCGCACGCCTTCAAGACGTTTTGTCGGAAGGTTTATCGAGCGGGGCAGACCTCGCAACAGTACGCAGAACGCTTGAAACCTCTCAGGGCTTCGATGCCGCGCGTGCACAGCGCGTTGCACTCGATCAGTCGGTAAAGGTCAATCAGGCTATTCAGCGCGCTAACAGCTTGGCTGTCGGCATCACCGAAGGTATTTGGATTCATGTTCCGGGCAAATACAGCTCGCGGCAATCTCACATCTCCATGAATGGCAAGCGCTTCAAGCTTTCTGAAGGGATGTACGACTCGGAAGCGGGGCGCTGCGTCCAGTGCGGAGAGCTTCCGTTCTGCCGATGTGTATACAAATCAATCATTCCACCTGATCTGCTGAAAACGACATGACACAAGAAATACTAGCTTTTGATACGTCAGAGCCGAATCGGTGGATCGATGACAACGGCAACCTGCACGTCAAAGTTTCGCACCTCACCAAAGCGCAGGTGCGGCCTTATTACGGCTTTGAGATCCCAAACAGCGAACAGCTCAGACTCAAACCGGACAAGATTTACCGAGGGTACTGCCCGCCCGAAGAGCTGAGTAAGCCTGAGACGATTCGAAGTGTTCAGGGCATACCGATTCAGCTCAATCACCACCGGGACTATCCGAAAGCGCCCGCGCTCGATACGCGTATTGGCTCCACAGGTGATACGGCGGCATGGAATCCCCCTTATCTCGATAACTCACTGCACTTCACAGTACAGAAGGCAATCGATCGAATTAACGACGGCTCGATGCGTGAGCTCAGTCTGAGCTACCGATACACGCCCGACTTTGAATCGGGCACTACCCCAAACGGGGAGCCTTACGACTTCATCATGCGTGATATTTCCGCCAATCACGTAGCTCTTGTTGAAGAGGGTCGCGCCGGCGACGATGTTTTGGTGGCGGATTCAGCTTTGGAGAAAAGCGCTATGGCCGATGAAAAGAAGCCTGAAACCGCCAACGACGACAATCCGGCGGTTGAAAAGAAGGAGACGGCGCTAGCTGACACGATCAGTAAAGCCGCCGAAGAAATCAAAAACCTACACACGACCGATGAAAAGGGGAATGTTGTGGACAAGACTGACGACGAAACCAACGCCAATGACGACGACAAGGGCGCCGAGATCAAGAAGATTCTTGACTCCCTTAAGGAAAAGGGCTTGAGTGACGACGATCTGGCTGTACTTGAAGGTCAGCTGACCGATCTCGTATCAGCCGCTCCCGACGCGGGAGAAACGGGTGACGAAGATCCCGCCGGCGATCAGCCGCCAGAATCCGCTGCCGACGACGAAGATAAAGATGACGGCGCTGACGGTGATGATCTGATCGGTGACGCTCTTAAGGCTTGCGGCCTTGATGAGGCGCCCGAAGCGGTCCAGAAGGCTTTTGCCGAAGGCGTGCGCTTCGGTGAAAAGAAGGAAAAGGCAGAGCCCGAAAAGCTTGATGAAGAACACGAATCCGAGGGCGAAGAAAAGGCGCTTGGTGAAGATGCAGCTCTGAAGAAGCTTGAAAAGCAAATCTTCCGCCGCATCCGCGCCGCCTATGACGCCGCCGAAGAATGCAAGGAGTCCATCGGCCGAGTTCGCCCAGAAGCTTTCGACAGCGCCGACGATATTTACCTTGAAGCGCTTAAGCGCGAGGGCGTCAACATCCGCAACATCAAGCCCGAAAACGCACATTCCGCTTATACAGCCTTCGTAGAAGGCAAGAAAAAGGGAGCGAGCCGCGAAGCAAATGACGCCGCTCCCAATAAGCCGCAGGGCACCGGTCGGCTCAGCGCACTTTTCAACAAGATCCATAAGGAGCAGTAAACATGGGTTTCCAGAAGTCTGTTGCTTCGATGCCGGCCATTGGCTTGCCGGGTACCGAAGTAAATCCGGGACAGGCCACCTACACGGCCTTTAACTATCTCAGCGACGGCACGGTTTTTGCCGGCGGCTTCGCTTTTGCGAAGGACGTTAAAGAAAACGGTCCTGTAGGCTTTAACGCCGCATCGGCCACCGGCAAGGCCGGTGCTCGCGTCCTCGGTTTCGTTGAGCGCAACTTGATTTCGACGCTTCCTAATCCGTTGGTCGAAGCGTCCAACGCTTATCAGGCCGGTCTTGGTCTGAACATTGCCGTTCGCGGTCAGTTTTACGCTGTGGCGGCGGGGGCAGCCACCGAAGGGCAGGCGGTTCTTTGCGATCCTGCCACGGGCGAGGTCACTTATGGCGACGCCGGCGCCGCAACGGATACGGGCTGGAAGGTTCGTATGCCGCAGGGCGTTATTGATGCCGTCGAGGGTGACATCGTGATCTATGAAAACTTCGGTGTTTCGATTGCTGCCTCCGCCGCCTCGGGCGCTGCGGTTGTTGGTGAAGCCGAAGTAGGCTCTGCTGAGGTGGGTGCGTAATGGCGTACACGGTTACTGCTTGGAAGAACGGTGACCTGATCACCGCCGACTTACTTAATCACGCCGAAGAAGGCATTAATGCCGCATCTTCTGCTGTTGATGAGCTGAAGAAAGCTACGGCCACTGCCACGGCGCTTGCCGCCGGCGAAGACCCTACCGTCACCTTCGACGGAAGCTCTTTTGCTTTTGGTATCCCCGCAGGCGCCCAAGGCGCTCAGGGAGCCAAGGGCGATAAAGGCGACAAGGGCGATGCCGGAGCAAAAGGCGACAAGGGTGACAAGGGCGATACGGGTGCTGCCGGTGCCGCAGGCGCCGACGGTGCTGACGGCAAAAACGGCACCAACGGTAAGGACGGCGCGGCTGGCAAGCAAGGCGCCTCTTTCCGCGTGTCCGCAGCCGCTCTCACAGACGATCAGGCGGACATTGCAGCCGACGCGCTGGCGCCCTCAAACGCAGTCCTGCCTTACGCAGTCGGCGATACGGTGCTTGATGCGACCACCAAGAAGATTTACGCCATCACGGCCGTAAAGTCCGGCGTCGCAACGATCGGCACTGCAATCGCAACGCTCCCGTAAATCCAGACGAAACAAATTACCTCCATGCCTCCTTCGGGAGGCATTTTTTTTGAGGAAAAGATATGTCCACGAAAATTACTGAATTCGAACGCGCTAAGGAGCTGGGCATTGGCTCGGTGAGCGCGGTCGATTTCTTCCCGTACACCGAAGTAGACGGTAAGTACACGCTTGCCCCGATGAGCGAAATCAATGCCAAGCTCGCTAACGACGCGGCTATGACGACATCCGCAAACATCGGCATTCCTGCGCTCTTGGTAACGTACCTCGATCCGCGCGTGTGTGAGGTGCTCTTTGGCGCCATGAACGCCGGGCGGATCTTCGAGAAGTCTCAGATTGGCAAGTTCGAAGATGATTTCGCGACCTTTATGGTTGAAGAAATCGCCGGTCAGGTTTCGCCCTACGCCGACTTCGGCAACGGCACCGCGGTGGATGTGAACTACAACTATCCTGTTCGCCAGAACTTCCGCTATCAAACGACGCTTAAGTATGGCGATTTGGAAGTTTCCAAGGCCGCGCTCGCCAAAATCAATCTGGCTGCTCGTAAGCAGTACGCTTCGGCTCAGGTGATGGCTCGTGCCGAAAACGCCTTCCAGCTTTACGGCGTCAAGGGAATGGAAATTTATGGTCTGCTGAACGACCCGAACCTTCCGGCATCCATCACGCCGCACTCTATCGGCGGCAATACGACTTGGGAATCCAAGATCAACGCCGATCCGAACAACGCCTCCACGCTCGTTTTCAACGACGTGAACAAGCTGATTGGCGAACTGATGGCTCGCAACGGCGGCCTCATCGATGCTAATACGCCGATGATTCTGGGCATCAGCAACAAGCAGCTGAACTATCTGACTCAGCCGAACAACTTCGGCAAGTCGGCTCTTGAACTTCTCAAGGGCAACTATCCGGCTCTGACGGTGGTTCAGCTCCCCGAGCTCTCAACGACCTCCGGTGAAATGCTTTACCTCACGGTTCCGGAGCTTCTGGGCGACAAGACAGGCGAAACGGCTTACAGCCGCGCATATATGCTCGGTCGACTCGTTCCTAAGATTTCCTCTTGGGAACAGAAGGCCACGGCGTCGACTTTCGGCTGCGTTATTCGTCGGCCGAATCTCGTCGCCACGATGCTCGGCGTCTAACGCTCGTCGGCGACAAAAAAATCATTCAACTCCACTTAGGGAGGTCTTTCGGGACCTCCCTTTTTTTCGTTACGGATTTTCATCATGGCTCAGAAAAAGAAATCCCAGACCGCTCAGACCACCCCCGTCATTACGGACACCACCGAGGAACCCGTAAAGCGCGCTCGCGGCTCCAGCGGCGGCGAGACGGTCTACATTGCCTGTGGCCTCCAGCTCGGCATTACTTTCGACGACGTAGACAACGGCACCGGCGGCACAAAGACGATCACCTTGCCCGGCATCAATCAAAGCCTCGCTGGTAAGTCAAAGGGCATTCTGCTCGGTGAGGGTAACGCTGTCCTGACAAGCATGAGCCGAGAGGATTGGGAATGCATCAAGCGTAAGCACGGCAAGTCCAAGCTGTTCACGTCGTTTCCGCCCTTGCTAATGGAAGTAAAGAGTCAGCAGGAATTCCGCGCCCGTCGCGATGAAATCGGCGAAATGCGCACGGGGCTATCTCCTGTAGATCCCAAGTCCGTGCCCGGCATCGAACCCGCACCTGTTCAGGAGGTGTGATATGGCTTCCGTCGTTTTGGACGTGGCCGAATTCCGCATCTGGTACCCAGGGCTGACCGAAGAAGTAATTTCCGATGCTCTGTTAGAAGTTCTTTGGGATCAGGCCGTCGCGCTTGTCGGAAATACAGACAAGTCGAGTTTTGCGCCATACAACCCGCCCGAAGTTAAGGATCGGAAATATCTGCTCTATTACGCGCTCTGTCACTTAGCAACGCTCAGCACCTTGCCGATGCAGCAAACCGGGCGCGTTCAGAGCGCGTCCGAAGGCTCTGTTTCTACGTCCTTTGATCTCATTAAAGGCAATTCCACGTCTGAGCAATGGTGGCTGCAAACGCGCTGCGGCGCTCAATACTGGATGATGACAGCTCGGTATCGCCTTGGCGGCCGTATGTTCGGACAAAAGCAATACCACCCGTGGGGGTGAACTTATGACGATATCTATCAAGGCGTCAGGCAACTTGGCGAGTCTGCAAAAAAAACTTGAACAGCGAATGCCCAAGAGCGTGTTGGTCGGTATCGACGACAAAAGCGACGTAGCCGAGTATGCGAAATACGTCGAATACGGCTGGGTTCAGCGCGTAACAGAGAAGCAGTCACGGTATTTAGCTGGCGTCTTGGGCGGATCGGCGCCCGCGCCGGGCTCGTCGCTTGTCAATCCGCCTCGTCCTTTCCTGCGAGGAACTTTCTCCGCAGAGCGGAAGAAATGGAAAGACGTCATGCAGAATTCTTTAACTCGCGATCCGTTCAACTTTGAACTTGCTCTGATCCGAGTGGGCATGGTCGCAGCCGAAGATATCCGCGAAACGATCATTAAAGGCGGCACTTCCAAACAGAAGTTTCCCAAACGCTCATCACTCACGATGGCGCTTTATCAGGCGCTCAAAGGAGATCGAAAGGGCTCGGGCGGCAATTCTGATACGGATAAGCCGCTGGTTCTTTCCGGATCACTGCTGAACGCAATCACATACAAGCTCGAATGAGCTGAACAACAAGCAAAAAGATAGCCCGCGAGGATCATCACTCCCCGCGGGCTTTTGCATATCTGAAGGTTCATTTCAGATGAAATCTATTTTAGTACGAATCACAGTTGATGTGTCTAATGCTATGCAAAACAAGGAATTACCCCTTCACGGAAGAGTGCTGGTGTACTCGTGTGCCTTGCTCATAGCAGCACTCGCATTTTTTGTGGTTTGCGCTGGTCTTTGGTTGATTTGATGGTGCGACATGACAGGTTTGAATCTTCACTCCATCGTGCGCGGCGCGATCAGCTCAGTGCATCCAGACATATCAGCGACGCTTTACCGCTCTGTTGGAGATTACGGCGAGGACGATCGAGGCAATCCCGTTCAAATCTTTGCGGCCGGTGTTCCGGTAAAGGCTCAGCTCCAATCGCTCGGCTCGGATGTGGTTCAGCGCGTCGAGGATATCTCGATGGCAGCAACCCTGCGAAAGATGTACCTATTCGCCGATACGAAAGCATGGTCAATGTTTCGACCGCTCTCTAAGACAGGCGATTACATCAAAGATGAGCGCGGATGCCTGTGGCTGGTAAATGCCGTCATTGAGGACTTCACGCTTTCCGGCTGGGTTTGCCTTCAAGTGCAGATGCAGACCACGCGACAAAAAATTTGGATAAGCGACGGAACAGGAGAACCCACACCATGGACGATCTGACCGTTGACCAAATTGAGAGGGCTATGCGCGCATTTTTGAGCACATATGCACTGCCCAAGCTTCCCAACACCGACAAACTGCATTTGCTGAATGGCTTTTTAAAAAATGTTGGGCTCCCTTCTGATGGTGACGATTTCTGCGTCTTTACGCCAATCACAACCGAACGCAACGGCACAACGATCGAATCGTTCGATCCCGGTGATGAAGCAGTAAAGCTTAGCGTTTACTTCACTATCGCCATACAGGTTGATTGTTATTCAACCGACCTCATTTCAGCACAACAGCGGGCACAGGCTTACGAAGCTTTTGCCCGCTCATCTTATGGCGTCCAGCTATTCAAGTCCTTCGGGCTTGATCTTCAGTACGCCGATAGCTTGCAAAACCTTACGGCAGTAATGGACGCAGGCCAATACGTATCCCGATGGAGTCTGACGCTCCACTTTGGGCTAAAGAAAGTGCTCCAAGTTCAGGAGCCGTCTTTCGATTCTGTCAGTGTCGACATCGCAAACGTCGACGTGAAATTTCCTCCCAAGGAGTAAATAGATGACGATTCCTGCGTCGCACATTGTCTCGGTATCTCCGCGCGTAATCAGCGGCGGCAGTGCCGATCTTGAAACCAACGGCATGGTGCTCACTAAGAGCTCCTTGCTCCCGGCCTCTCAGCCCGCGATGGAATTTTCCAGCGCATCCGCCGTAAGCGCACTTTTCGGCGCTGAGTCCGATGAGGCGATCTTCGCTCAGCAGTACTTTACCGGCGTAAATAACTCACAGAAGTCAATTAACACGCTGGTGATCGGACGCTATGTCGCAGCCGATGCGCCAGCTTGGGTGCGCGGCGCAGAGCTCAAATCGTCACTTGCTACACTCAAGGCTGTCACTGACGGAACTCTGACGCTGATTATTTCCGGAGCCACCGTTACGGGCTCTGGCATCGATTTGAGCGCTGCTACCAGCCTTAGCGAAGCGGCATCCATCATCGCTGACAAGATTGATGGCGTGACGGGCAGTTACGACAGCAATACCAACACCTTCACATTCACGACGGTTGCCGTCGGCAAGGACGCGACAATTGATCTGCCGGAGGCTGTCGGCGGAGCAACGGTCGGAGCGGCTATCGTCGGCACCTCCACGGTCGCTATTGAAGGCACGGATCTGGCATCGATGCTCGGCCTTACTATTGATCAAGGCGCGGTCCTGTCGCAGGGCGCAGATGCCCAGACGCAGACCGAAGCGCTTGAAGCTGTCGGCGCAGTCACGCGTAATTGGGTCGGCTTTACGACCCTGTGGGAGGCGTCGGCGGACGAAGCTGAGGGATTCTCTGCTTGGGCAGACATTGACGATGACTACGTCTACGTCGACTGGACGACAGATGAGAAGGTAACCAACACCCTGACGCAAGCCGGCACCAAGCCGGCTTTTTTAATGGGCAAGGAATTTAACTGCACGGTCTGCATTTACGGCAACTATGACTTTGCGGCCTTTGTGCTTGCCGTCGGTGCTTCTATCGATTGGCAGCGCGAACAGGGCATTAAGGCTTGGTTTGCCAAGAGCTCATCTGGACTGACGCCGCTTGTCTCCGACGAAACGCAGGCGGACGCTCTGGAAGCTGTCCGATGCTCGTACTACGGCATTTTCGCCACCCGAAACTCTCGTTTCACCTTCATGAATACGGGGGCGCTTACGAGTGATTATTACGGCTTCGTTGACACGCTTTACGGCTCGATTTGGCTTCGCAACGCGATCCAGCGTTCTTGCATGGACGGTTTCACGTCAATCAATCGCGCCCCGTACAACGCGGTCGGCCAAGCGTTTATTTCCGCATGGCTACAGGATCCGATAGAAACCGGCCTGAGAAATGGCGTAATTGATACGGGTCTGGAGCTCAGCCAGTCGCAGAAAACGCAGATTCTGCAAGAGGTCGGAACAGACATTTCGAACAGTCTGTACACAAATGGGTATTGGTACAGCGTTGCGATGCCGGACGCCAATGTGCGCGTACAGCGCGGAAGCCCGATCGTATCCGTCTACTACGGATATGCAGGAAGCGTCCAGCGACTGGAAATTCCTGTCACCGCCGTCCTCTAACCAAATACCTAAAACCAACCCACGGCCGCCCCGCATCAGGAGCGGCCTTTTTTATGGGCGCAAAAAATGGCCGAATATTTTGACGTAACCAGCGCCAATGCGCAGCTGGTTTTGGCTTGTGAAACTCTTTATCCGAGCGGCGTGCAGCTTAACGGATTCTCTACAGACTCTGTTATGTCGTCCGATCCGGTCGACCGTACCGAAGCTCGTCAGGGCGTTGATGGGCGCTTGGTTGCGGGCGTGATTTACAACCCTCAGCCGGTTGCAATCACGCTTGAAGCAAACTCCCCGAGCTTGGAAGTTTTTGAGACGATCCGAGACGCAATGGCGCACAACAAAAAGCCATACGCACTGACGCTGACTGTCGTTCTGCCTGCACTCGATAAGACCGTGGTCTACCGCCGCGGCGTGCTCGTTTCCGGTCCGACCATTCCGGCGCTGGGCCGCACGCTCCAGCCGACAACGTGGACGATGCAGTTTCAGGAGGTGGCGTAAATGGATGATGAGGTCAAGATTGAGCTTGATGATGGCGTCGATTTCGAAGGAAAGACGCGAAAGCTCAAGTTTGTCATTCGTAAGATGGGCGCCTTTTCGGCCGAGGCGTGGATGATCCGCGCCGGCCTGCTCTTGGGCGCTGAAGTGGTTCAGCTTCAGAACAAGCGCGATTTTGGTGACTTGTTGGCTGCTCTTTGCAAGGTTAAGTACGAGGATGCCAAGCCGCTCTTGGATGAGTTGCTTGACTGCTGCCTTATTGACATTGAGGGCGTGCGCAAAAACGTTACACCAACGCTTCAAATGGTGCAGCTCCCGACGACGCTCATTCGTCTGCGGATGGAGGCGCTGAAAGCGAACTTCGGTTTTTTGCAGGACGCCGCGAAGTCAAGCTCCCCAGAGGCGCCGGCTTCGCAGCAGCCTGTCGTGCAGTAAAAGCAACGGCAAGTTTCGCCAACGTGCCTCCGATGTGCGGACGAATCATTACCGCGCGGCTGGCAACGCTTGCGGAACTTAAGACAACGCTCACCTTCGAAGATGCGGCCAACCTTGACGAATGTTTACTCATTGAGAACTATCACAATTGGCTGGCACAGAAGCTAGGGGAAGAAAATGGCCGACGGAATTCTTGAAAATTTGATGATCCGCATCGGTCTGGATGTCGCTGAAATGCAGGCCGGATTGCGGTCTGTTTCAGCGGCTATCGAGCGCGTTTCCGCTACCGCCGAAAACTCAAGCGATTCAATCGACCGGATTGCCGCGACGGCGTCGAAGACGAGCATTGTTGTCGGCAGGGCATCGGACGATGTGGCCGACCGCATCATGGAAATCGGGACGGCAGGGCAGAAGGCTGCCCTTACTGTCTCTAGAGCTATGGATACGATCGGCGCCAAGGCGTCCGGCGTTACAAACATCCTCAAAAGCTTAGGCGGTCCGCTTTTAGCGGCCTTCGCCGGGCAAAAGCTCTTCCAGCAGTTTTCGCAGGGCGGTGACGCTCTGGCCAAGTTGTCCGATCGTTTGGGCATGTCAGCCCAGAAGATTGACGCGTGGGCGAAGGCGAATGAGGATGCTGGCGGCAGTCAGGAGGCTTTCAAGGGCGCCTTAGAGAACTTCATTCTTACGACCGGAAAGGGCGAGGAAGAGTTCTTTCGCATGGGCGAACACATCAAGGGCCTCAATCAGCGACAGGCCGAGTGGTTTTTAAAGACTCAGGGCTTGTCGGCAGACAGCGCCGCGGTCTTTTTGAAGTATCGCGATTCCGCCAAAGATGCTGCCAAAGCATTTGAAGGCGTGGCAATGACCGATGAACAGGTCAAGATAGCCCGTGAATTTAACCGGCAGTGGAAGTGGTTCACGAATCAGGCCTCATCATTGGGCGGCATTCTCATGACCGTTGTCATGCCAGTCATGACAAAAGTCTTGAAAGCACTGTCGGACGGGGTGAGGTTCTTAAGTGAGCACTCCAAGGGCATCAAGCTCTTGGGCGGCATGGTCGCAGCGGTATTCGGCGCGTCGTATCTTAAGAGCGTGTTGGGAGCATCCAAGGCATTTACCGTCCTGATGAACGTCGTAAAGGGCGGCATGCCGGTCATGAAGGGGTTCAACGCCATCGTTGCAATGAACCCCGTCGGTGCAACAATCGCCGCAGTGGTTGCTCTCGGGCTTGCGCTGGACGATCTCTTTGCTTTCTTGCGAGGCGGCAACAGCCTTCTTGGTGACTTTTTATCTTGGCTAGGCTTTAGCGACAAGCAGATCGATACCTTTAGAAAGAACCTGAATTCGTTTATTGATTTTGTTCTCAGCATTCCCTCGCGGATTGTTGGAGTCTTTAAAGACGGATGGCAGGAACTCAAAGCAGTCGTTTCAGGGTTCGCCAAGCTGATTAATTTCGAGGGGTTAACCAAGGCCGCAAAAGAGTTCTGGGAGGGCATGAAGGTTGGGGCTTCCATGATTGGAAGCTTCATCGCAGCGCCTTTCAAGATGCTCGTAAAGGTGATGGATGGCATCGAGAAGTTTTTCACAGGCCTCCCCAGCGCCATTAGCGGCGGGTTCGACGCCTTTGCTAAGCATCTGTACGAGTCGTTTCTAGCCATCTTCATCACGCCGATCAAGGATGCCATCGCGTCAATCTTTGACATCGACTTTGGCAAGGTTGCTGATACGGCTAAGGGCATGGCCGATAAGGCCGTGGGCAAAGTGAAATCTTTCTTCGGCTTCGGCGACGATGACGAAAAGAAAGAGGAGCCGAAGCAACAGGCCAAAACGAAGAGGGCAAAACCAAAAGCCGATCAGGATGATTTCAATGCTCGCTATGAAGCGTATTTGAATCAGCAGATGGACGAGGAGGAGCGGCGTGCGTTTGGTCCGCCTGAATCGCCGCCACCAAGAAATGCCGAACTGTCTAACCGGCAATTGGATTACATGAAATCGCTCTTTACAGGGCGAGGACAGAATTCTGCCGAAGATTTTGAATACATCAACAAGATGTTGCAGGCGAATTCGGCCAATTCGGCAATTCAGATGTCTCCGGAAATGGCAGGCGTATATCCGGCTGGAGCGTTGGCGGCCTCTACAGCAAATGCGAACAACCAACCGCAGGTAAAAAACAACCTGCGCGTGACAGTTGAAACGCATATCCAAACGGATGCTGATCCCAAGGCTGTCGGCGAAGCTGTGAGTCAGGGCGTCAACCGCGCCATGATGCGAGGGAAGGACCTGATCGCAAATGCCGCTACTGGCGTAGTACAGAAGGGGTGACCAGATGGCGCAGTCCAACAACGCAACGTGGGCTGTAGTCACGGCAAGCGGACAAAAGATCTGCGATTACGACTCGATCGATGACTTCGCAGACGATTCATCTGCTTCTGTGCCTACAGAACCGCAGGAAAACGGCGCCTTGTATGCATATGACAAGGTGCCGCAGCCGAATCAGATCAGCGTGTCTTTGCTTTTCTCCGGCGACTACTCCAAACAGCAGGCCGCTTTGGCAATCGTTGAGCGCGCCCTGAGAAGTACCGAGCTTTTCACCGTCGTAACCCCTGCCTCGGTGCGCGAGCGCATGACGGTTGTCGGGTTGTCGGTAACGCGCTCGGCCTCTTCGGGCGGCAACATGCTGATCATCGAACTTACGCTCCAAGAAGTGCGCAGCGCACAGGTGGGCGGAGCAACCGCCGTTTGGGCTCCTAAGAATCCATCCGGCGCGAGCAAAGCTGACGTCGGACGGAAACAAACGGATGAAAGCATTGTGAAAGGCATAAAAAAGGCCACCTTTGGAGGATAAATTGCAATTGGTTCCTTTATCTCCGCTTCCTCATCAGCAGTTCTCGATCGTCCTTGACGGTCAGAACTGCGTTATTACGCTGAGGCAGATGGGGAATGGTCTTTATGCATCCGGCACGATAGATCAGGTTGACGTGTTCTCTGAACAGTTGTGCAACAACCGAATCCCCGTGCCGGCCTTCAAAACAAACGACCTTTCCGGTCACTTGGTTTTCGTAGATACGCTCGGCTCGGAGCATCCGAGATACGACGAGTTGGGATCGCGTTTCAAGCTCTACTACCTTTCTGAGGGTGAAGAATGGCAAGCATGACGTTCAGCAAGAAGGTCATTCGGGCCACAGTCACTCTTGATAAGTCGGGAATGAATAACCAAAAGGTCTTTGAGGGTTTTGCTACTCACGTATCGATCTCAAAGACCGGCGGCGTCGACTTCGCGCAGTGTGCGATTGAAATCTACGGCCTGACGCTTGACGTGATGGCTCAGCTTACGGTGCTGAGCTTCCGTCCGCTTGGGCGTCGTTGGAATCTTCTGGCGATTGAAGCAGGAGAGAGCGGCGGCACCCTTTCTTCCATTTTTCAAGGCGAAGTGACCTCTGCTTATGCAGATTTAAACGGATCCTCACCAGTGCTCAAAATGGAAGCAAAGACCGGCGCCTATCCGATTTTGGATCCGACGCCGCAGTATGCGGTTTCCGGTCAGCAGTCCGTGGGCGAAGTTCTGCAAATGCTCGCGAGTCAGACCGGAAAGACGTTTAAAAACGAGGGCGTTGACGCAACGCTTTCAGACTGTGTGATAACGGGCGATCCGATCACAAAAATGCGCGCCGTTGCTGATGCTGTAGGGGCTGATCTCATCATCGATGATGATCAAATCGCCCTTGTGCCCAGAGGCAAGGTGCGCCAAGCAGAGGGCGGAATTCCGGTTGTGTCGGCCGATACCGGCATGATTGGCTATCCGACCTTCTCCGGCACAGGCATACAGGTCAGCAGCTACTTTCGTCCTGATCTCCGGATTGGCGCGGCAGTACGGGTTTCGTCAATCGTGCCGTCGGCCTCTGGCGTTTGGAAGATCGTGAGCTTGTCACACGAACTCTCTGCAAACACTCCCAATTCTGGGGCTTGGCTAACCTCCTTCGAAGGCATGTGGCTCGATGACTGAACGACTTCAAAACGCGACCGACTTCACTGGATCGAGCGAGCTGAATGCGCTGAACTTCTTTGTGTGGTCGATCATCACGAACAAGGTCAATACAGCCATCCCCGTGCGCGTAGACACAATCGAGCGCCCGGGCGAGGGCGGAGGCGCAGCATATCTGTCCGCAACGCCGCTCGTAAAAATGCGCGCGGCGGACGGAACGGCCTTGCCGACTGTAAGCATCCCTAAGTTGCGTTGGTTCCGCTATCAACACGGCTCGGCGGCAATCATTTGCGACCCCAAGCCCGGCGATATCGGTCTTGCAGTCTTTGCGCAGCAGGATGTAAGCGTGCTTTCGGGTGGAAACGAACCGGTTCAACCGGGGTCTTTCCGATGCTTCGACATTTCTGATGGCTTTTTCCTCGGCGGCTTTTGGGGGTCGGCGCCGAAAACCTTCATTCATATCGAAGATGACGGCACCTTGCACATCGTGGCACCGAAATCGGAGCACGTCGAAAGCCCCCAAATCACCATTGACTGCGAGAACATCGTTGTCAATGCTTCGAGTGCTGCGACGGTGAATACCGAGACGGCGACGATAAACGCTTCTGGCTCAACGAAAGTAGACAGCCCCAAAGTGACGATCACCGGCGATACGAAGATTGAAAAAACGCTGATGGTTGTTGGCCAAATTACGGGCACGGGCGGTCTTGCTGTAAGCGGCGGCTCTGGCGCCACAGTCGACGGCAGCATGAAAACCACAGGCGATGTGCAGGCGGGCGGAATCAGTCTGCAAGGCCATGTTCACGGTGGCGTACAGGGCGGTTCCGGAACGACAGGGACGCCTCAATAGACGAAGAGAAACAAATGACGCATACGGCATACACACCGAAGCTCACAGACAACTGGGGGTTTCAAATCGATAGTGCGGGGCAGATCGTCATGTGTCAAAGCACAGCTGCGATCTGTCAGGCCGTAGCGAATGACTGCCGATGCTTCACAAACGATCTCTACTTTGAAAGCGAACGCGGCATCGATTGGTTTACTGACCAGCTCGGCAAGCCCATTCAAAGGGCGGTTGTAGCTTCAAGACTGCGCGAAGCAGCGGAGGCCGTGCCGGGCGTCGAATCGGTTGAATCGATCGAGCTTGAAATCGATCAGGACACAAGGCGCCTTACGGGCTCCATCAACATCATTACTACGGACGGTGACTATGGCCGAGCTGAACTTCGATAGCAACAAAGGCGTTGTCATCCCCGAGACGCAAGATGTTCGAACGGATCTTGCGGCCTCAGTACAAGAAGCTTTTCGCACAGATCCGTTGCAACCCGTCCTCGATACAGATGCGACCTCTCCGATGGGGCAGGTGGTGGACATCATTGCCGCAGAGGTTCAGGCGAAGAATTCTGAAATCGCCTTTTTGGCGGCCATGTCCTCACTCAGCACCAGCCGAGGGGCTTTTTTAGATGCACTCGGTTCGCTGTATGGCGTAGAGCGCAAACTTTCCGAGCCGACGATCGTGACTTGTATTTGTACAGGTCTCAAGGGAACGACGATTCCCTATGGCGCAATCGTGCAGGACTCTTTGGGCAATCAATTCAGGCATTCGGCTGCGGGCGGAGCCTCGATCGGCGAAACGGGGACGGTTCAAACGACTTTCTCAAGCGTTGAGCATGGTGAGATTGAGGTTTTGCCGGACTCAGTTACGAAAATCGTGACCATTGTGGCCGGCTGGGATTCGATCACGAACCCCGACTCCGGCGCCACAGGACGCGTGAAAGAGCCGGACGGGGAATACATGAATCGCATCATGCAGAGCTACGCAATCAACGCTCTGGGCTCGCTCGAAGCGATTCAGGCAAAGCTTTCAAGCGTTGACGGCGTGCTTGACTGTGTGGTTCTAGAAAACTTCACGAACGAGTATCAGACCAAGTACGGCATCCGGATCGATCCCCATTCGATCGCAATCTGCATTGTCGGCGGCGAAGATGGCGATATAGCTGAGGCGATTTACCGCAGTAAGGATTTGGGGTGCGGGACGACCGGCAACTATTCGGTCGGGTATGTGGCGAAGGACCATTTCGACGCTAAATACACCTATCAAATAACACGTCCGGAATCAGAGGACTTCAAGGTTCAAGTGACCTTCTTTGAAACTGGCATGTCAGATGAAGATCAGATAGCTGTCAAAGAAGCAATCATCGCTGATTTTTTGGGTGAAGGGACAAACCCGCGCATCAAGCTTGCCACTACGGCCTATGCCTCTCGGTTTTATCCAATCGTCCAAAAAGCGACAGATACGCCCTTGCGAGACGTCGTTATTGGCTTGGGTACAGGGGAGAAAGGGACGTTTGTAGAGATCCCTGCCAACATCGAACCATCGATCTCGGCGGATACGATCTCGCTTGTTTTCGCCACGGAGTGAGGCTATGGCAGATGTTGAAACGTGGCAGAACTTTGAAGATGTAGCAGACGTCGACGCGATGGCTGATGTGAGCTCGCTTGCTTCTGCTGCCATCCAGTCCCAATACTCCCACTCCCAACAGTTTCAAAACTTATCTCTGGCAGTGCGGGATGGGATTGACGCGACGAAGGACGTCGACAAGTTTCATCAAGCAATAGCAGATCCGCAGACTGCCTACGGCGTTTTTTTGGATTGGTGGGGCAAGCGCGTAGGCGTAGATCGGTACATCAAAGTGAACGGCGAGTATGTTCGCTTTGACGATGACTACTATCGATTCCTGATTTTTTATCGAGCGCTTTGCAACATTGCGAACGCCACCGCCGATGCGGCAAATCGGCTTCTTTCGATGCTTACTGATACGGTAGTTTTTGTCGTCGACTACCAAGACATGGCAATTTCATCGGTCGTCATCATCGGCGCGATTCCCGATATGCAGTCGCAGATTTTGTCGACCTACGGGCTTCTAAATAGACCAGCTGGCGTCCTCGCCAACTACCTGATCATCTATCCCGATGAACAGATTTTCGGGTTCGAGGGAAGCCAACTTCTTCCGTTCAATCAGGGCGTTTTCAATCCGGGGAGAAGTATTCCAATAGGGTAACGCATTACAATGTACCGTATGTTTCATTTATATAAAAGGTGAAAACATGCGGAAAGATGATCTCTTTGGGCAGCGCTTTGGGCGTCTCACGGTGACAAGGGAAGGGGAGCGAACCTCCTCTGGTCGCGTCAGGTGGCACTGCGTGTGTGACTGCGGGAATGAGCTAGATGTTTACGGCCCATCTTTGAAGAGCGGCAACACGAAGTCTTGCGGTTGCTATCACAGCGAAAAGGCAAGAGACCGCTTAATGACGCACGGGTTCGGCTCTCGGACAAACAGGCCGAGGATCTATTCGATTTGGTGCGCCATGAAAAACCGATGCTACAGGCCCGTCCACAAGGAGTTCTCTCGGTACGGCGGAAGAGGAATCACCGTCTGCGAGGAGTGGAAAGAAGACTTTTTGTCTTTCAAGCGGTGGGCTGATGCGTCTGGGTACAGTGATGATCTAGAGATTGACCGCATAGACAACGACAAGGGATACAGTCCTCAGAATTGTCAATGGGTCACACGGAAGGAGAACTCGAACAACCGATCGAAAACCTTACGCATCTATTTCAGAGGGAAGAAGAGAACGATCTCGGAAATCTCAGAAATGACAGGGCTGTCTTACTGGATTGTGTATCAGAGGGCCGTCAAGCTGAGGTGGTCAGGAGAAGATCTGGCAAAGCCAAGCAGGCTATCGCATAGGAAACCGGGTAATCGGATTTAATGGTTGATATACCGTGGTGAGAATTATTTTTCACAACGGGCGGAATGGTTGACACGTGGCCACTTTTGGTGCATACTTTCCTCACCACATGAAAAAGATGTGGTCGGGATTGGCGTCCCGAACACATAGGCGCTCAGCGCCGGTCGTTTAATCGAGCGGCTTTTTTGTTGTCTGAGCGCATTGGGTATGCGTTTCGCGTACCCACCAGATGGGGTAACGAATCGTTATGCCATCTTGCAAGTCTCCGAATTCTGGGTGGGCTTGCGAGCTCCTTCGGGAGGCTGGTTCCTATGTGCCGGTACGCCAACTCGCAAGTCCGCCCACCACTGATTGGCGTCAGTGTGCGCGGTGTTAAAAAACACATAGGAGACTTGAATGTCTATCCCCACGATATTCTCTTTCGAGAATAATGCCGTCCGCACTCTTGGTGCGCCCGAATCCCCGCTTTTCGTCGCAGTCGACATCTGTTCATCGCTTGGATACGCAAACTCTAGCAAAGCGATCAAAGATCACGTTGATCCCGAAGACCTCATCAAGTCTGAAATCACCGACAAGCTCAACCGCATCCAGACGGTCAACTGCGTCAACGAGTCCGGCCTCTACGCTCTGATCTTCGGCTCCAAGCTCGAATCCGCAAAGCGCTTCAAGCGTTGGGTTACGTCCGAAGTTCTTCCCGCCATTCGCAAGAACGGCCATTATGAAGTGGCCACGGCATCGAACACGCTTTCCACTGAAGAGCAATACGAGATCCGCAAGGCTGTGAAATCCCGCGCAAAGAATAGCTCGATTCACTACCAAACGATCTACAACGCCCTGTACGACTACTTCAAGATCGCAAGCTACAAAGACTTGACCAAGGGGCAACTTCAGGCTGCACTCACGTTCATTCACACGTGCGAGCTCAAACCACAGTTGACCCAGCCAGAGATCCCTGAAGGTGCTTTGGTTCTAGAGGGGTTCGAGGCAGAGCGTATCGCCCATTTCGTGTATTACTGGCGCTACTTGTTTAGGCCTGACCTTGAGTTAATCCTGCGTCTTCTGCAAACAGTGAACTCGCCTAAAGCGGCACAGTTCTACGAAGCGGTGACAGAGCTTCACCTGCCTTTGTTAGAGATGACGTTGGAGAAGCATGGCTACTCCATCAAGGAGATGAGTTGCTATAAGCACCTTGTGACCCACCGAAACTAAAGTGAACCAACCATGACCGAAAATCCTTTCCAGTTACCCGGATATCAGGTGATCGGCATGCAGGATACGGGGGTGGCATTCGATGTCCACCTCCAACCACCTTCTCCTGTTGCCTGTTCCTCCTGTGGCACCATCGGAGACTTCGTTAAAAACGGGACACGTGACATAAGAGTCATGGATTTACCCGTGCACGGGAAGCCCGTGACGTTGTGGATTGCACGACAGCGCTTCCAATGTAAGTCTTGTGGCTCGACATTCAGACCAGAGCTACCTGGGATTCATCCCGATGCCAAGATGACAGAACGACTTCATCAGTACATTGAGCGAGAAGCCTTTAATGGCACCCATAAGGCTCTAGCAGAACGCGTAGGAGTTGACGAAAAGACAGTCCGCACTATCTTCTCTCAACGGCTCGTGGCACTCAATCAAGACTACAAACCGGAGATGCCAACCATCATCGGTGTTGACGAATTGTTCCTGAATCGGAAGTACAGAGGGATCATCACAAACATCGGACAACAAACCATTGTCGATGTTTTGGAAAACCGAAACAAACCAACGATTGAAAAGTTCTTAAAGGATCACGACACTAAGAACATTGAGATCGCAAGCATGGATATGTGGGGACCCTATCGACAAGCGTTCCATGAAGTCCTTCCAGATGTCTTGATTGTCGTTGACAAATTTCACGTTACACGTATGGCAAACGATGCCCTTGAGAAGCTCCGTAAAGGGCTCCACAAGAGCCTCACATCCACGGAAAGGCGACAACTCAAAGGAGATCGAAAGATCCTGCTTAAACGCGAAAACACGCTCTCTGACACGGAAATATTGACCTCGACTGGTTGGCTCAATAACTTTCCACAGCTACTCGATGCATACAAAACAAAGGAGCGCTTCTTTGATATATGGGATCTTGCAAACGATCCATATGAAGCTAAGCAAATGCTGGAAGCGTGGCGAAGTTCCATACCAGAGAAACAATTGGATATTTGGGCAGACTTGGTAAAAGCAAGCCGGAACTGGGAAGATGAAATCCTGAATTATTTTGCTACAGGGAAAGAAGTCACTAACGCTTTGACCGAGTCTCTGAATCGCAAAATACGCGATAAGAACCGCGATGGCCGGGGTTATTCGTTTGACGTGCTTAGAGGGAAAATCCTGTTTTCCACCCCTCACAAAACCAGGCGAGTCACTAACCGAAGTTCGCCGTTCAAATCCAACACAACAAAGTTCATGAAGAACTTCTCCTTCTCTGATTTGCTTCAACGCACAGAGCTTGAAGAGGACATCATCATTGACTATGGCGTTGATCTATCAACCATCTAAGCGAATATTTTGTGGTTGGTTTGAACCTCTCAAATCAACCACTTATTCCGAATACCCAGGAAACCTTAATGGGCATCGAACCCCGGAAGAATCACACCTTCCGGGGTTTGCTTTTTTTCAGGGGAATCATGAGCAAATATCCTCAACACTTTCTGACGGCGGCGATCGCCGAAAGCGGCGACAAGACGATCCCGCCGAGCACCGCGATGGAGGCAGGTACGGGCCGCTTCTCGCAAGAAGTGGGCTTCGGCCCCGTCAACGCCATGCCGATCGGCGAGGGCGGCATCCCGCCGAAGCGCGAAGACTTCAACGGGGCCCTCTTCCTCTTGTCGCAATTTCTCGTCTGGTACCAACAGGGCGGCATCATGAAATATTCCGCTGTGCTTGACTATGAGCCCGGCAACGAAGTTTTTCAGGGTTCTCAAAAGTTTAGGTGCCTTGTGGCCAATGGGCCCAGCACCACCGCAGTAGCACCCGGCAGTGATAAAACCGTGTGGAAAAACATGGATGCTCCCAGCGTCATCGCGGGGCAGATCACACCCTTCTACAACTGCAAGCTGGGCGGTTCTGATGGGCGCCGCTTGATTCCGTGGGGCGAGAGCGTTGCAGATGAGCGCTATGTGCTGTGTGACGGCGGCGATGATGGTTTGGGCGGTACCGTTCCGAACCTCGTAGGCAAGTTCATTTTGCCGTCAACCGTCGATGAATCCGGTGCAACAGGAGGCTCCCAAAATGTCACGACTGCTGAGGCGAAAATTGCCGGTACGGTCGGTGAAACGATTCTCTCGATTGATCAGATTCCATCACACACCCATTCGGGCGCTACGGGCAGCGCCGGCTCGCATTCTCATAATCGCGGGACCATGAATATCACCGGCAAAATTTTGGGATGCAACGAAGAAGATGCCTATCCGGGTGCCGAAGGGGCGTTTTACCGAGACGGGATGTCGTCAGGCGGCAAAGGCGGCTTTTCTGACTACAACATTTCGTTTGATGCGTCGCGTACTTGGACCGGATCAACCAACACAACGGGGTCGCATGCGCACTCGTTGTCCCTCGATGCAACAGGCGGAGGAAAGGGACATACGCACTCCCTTACAGGTGAATCGCACAGCCACAAGATCAGCCTGCCCCTTCCTCCATTTTTTAAGTTGGCTTTCTTTGTGAAGCTCCCCGAATAATTACTCGGGCAACTTCACGAAATATGCGAGCTTGAAAAACGGCGGCAGCGGAAGATCAATTGCATGCGAGTGTGAGGCGCCATCAAGCGAATGTGAGTGCCCTTTGCCGCCACCGGTATTGTTTAGCGACATCGTGTGTGAGTGCGATCCAGCCGCACTGGTTGAACCTTTCCAATTTCGAGCGGCGCTGAAAGAGCATTTGAACGAAGCATTTTCTGAGTCTCGATTGTCACTGTTTGGGCATGTTCCGTTTGAATAAAACGCGCCTTCAACGTAACTGATTTTGTGATCGTCAACGGGGAAGGAACCAGTGATATCCATTGTCCCGCGCGTGTGAGTGTGTCTCCCTGCCGAGGATGTTGAGCCGCTGTGGGTGTGTGATGGAATCTCACTCAACAAAAAAGATTCAAACAGGCCGAGAAATCGGCCTTTTTTATTACCAATTATCCTAGAGGGCGCAAATGGCCTCTGCTGATACGAAAAAGTTCCAGTTCCATTACGTTCGGAACTCAGTCGGGACAATCGACGGTCAAAGCGTCCTGACTCAGACCGAAGATGCGATTAACGAGGTCGGAGAGTACACGTACCAGATCGTCGCAAATACCGAAGAAGCGCTAAGAATTGCCAATCAGGCGCTCACCACCGCCGACTCAGCGCAGTCTGCGGCCACCGCGGCAGTCAATACAGCCAATTCAGCTCTGAGTCAGGTGACCTCTTTGACCACCGTAGTGAATTCGTGGAATGAGCGAATCACTACTGCCGAGTCCAATTCGGCAACGGCGGTATCAACGGCAAATGAGGCGAAGGCAAACAGCGAAACAGCCATAAAGACAGCCGACACCGCGGTTACCACGGCAGATTCAGCTCTTGAGTTGTCAACCGACGCGGTTACTACCGCCGGTTCGGCGCTTGATGCAGCGAATCACGCAGTAAACGTTGCGAGCGATGCGCAAACTACCGCGAGCGAGGCAAAACAAATTGCGCAGCAGGCGGTTGTAGATACCGAGGAGGCCGTCGAAGTCATGACGACTTTGAAAGATGAGGCCACCACTCAAGCAAACAACGCCAAAACGTCTGCGCAGGACTCGGCCTCAAGCGCTAGTCAGTCGTCTGCAAATGCAGACCTAGCGAAAAAGTGGGCGACATGGACTACCGGGACGGAAGACCCAGACGACCTAACGGCGCCGCTCGATTACACCGTTGATGGATACGAATATTCCGCCAAATGGTATGCGGAGCAGGCCAAAGCAAGTGCCTCGGGAGCAGAAACATCGGCCACAACCGCCACTAGCGCCGCTTCTGCGGCAGAGGAATCCGCGACGGCCGCCAAATCGAGTGAGGACGCCGCCAAGACTTCCGAAACCAACGCCGGCAAATCACAAGATGCCGCCGCTAAGTCCGCTACGGCCGCAGAAGATGCCGCAAAACGCGCCGAAGACGCGGCCTCATCGTTCACGCCAATGACAGAAGAAGAAATTAACTCAGTCTTTAACTAAGAGAGGAGAGAAGCAATGTGAACGTCATTCGGACCATTTCTGCTCCTGAAAGGCGGAGCTTAAAGCGCCTTTCAACCAAAGCCGCCACGCCCGCAGTGCGAGCGCAGGTATTGGCAGTGACGGACGAGGATGTGCCCGAGGATACCTACGACCCCGTTAACTGGCAGCCCGGCGATCTCATCACGGCAAAGCGACTAAATCAAACGGATGCGGGCGTCGACAAAAACGCGGAGGAGATCGTAAAGATCAAATCCGATAAGCCCACCGCCATCCAAACCAATCTTATTGACAACCTTTTTTTTACGACCAGGAATTAGAAAATTATGGCCACACAGTTTCTTGACCTTGCCGGTCTTTCCCACTACGACTCCAAAATCAAGGCCGTCTCCGCGGGCGGTATCTCCATTGCCGGCAAGGTAGTAACGCTCAGCGCCATCTCGGGCGCCGTTCTCGGCACCTTCACGGTTCCGGACACGGTCTACTCTCTCGCGACCGAAACAGCCGACGGTCTTATGTCAAAGGCCGATTTCGCCAAGCTTGCCGGCATTGCCGCAGGCGCCACGAAGGTCGAAGAATCTACGACCAACGGCAACGTCAAGATCAACGGTACGGAAGTTGTCGTCTATGAGCCTGCTACCTATACAGCTCATGAAGATGCCGCTCTGTACAAGATCACCGTCACTGAAACCGGCGCCGTTTCGACCGCTACGGCTGTCACGAAAGCAGACATTACCGCTCTCGGCATCCCGGCTCAGGACACGACTTACGGCCTTGCTTCTGCTACTGCTGACGGCCTGATGTCTAAGGCTGACTTTGCGAAGCTTGAAGGCATTGCAGCTGGTGCTCAGGCAAACGTCATTGAAGCCGTCAGCGTCAATGGCAATGCTCTCCCGATCAACTCCAAGGGCGTGAACATTGATCTTTCGGGCTACGCGCTCAAGGCTGACTTTACCAGCGTGCTTTCTTGGAAGGGCACGGTTGCCACCTTTACTGATCTTCCGGCTGATGCGGCTGTCGGTGACACGTACAACATCGGAGCGGCGTTTGATCTCGATGGTCAGACCTATCCCGCGGGCACGAACGTCGCTCGCACTAGCGGCGATACGCCGACTTGGGATCCGTTGGGTGGTTCGTTCTCCGTCACGGCAGTTGCCACCGCCGACATTGATGCTCTCTTTGCTTAATCTCTAGGAGAAAAGTCTCATGGCTTCATTTCTCGATCTGGCTGGCCTGACCTACTTCAAGCAGCAGCTTTTCTCCAAACTGGCGCTTAAGGATGAGGTTGTGCTGCTAACGCCTCAGACGCTGACTGCCGCTCAGCAAGTGCAGGCGCTCGCGAATATTGCTGCCTTGGGACTTTCCGGCGGCACGATTAAGGGGGCGTTGGCTGTTCAGGGCACGATGACCGTACAGACCCCGACGGCCAACGCAAACCCCGCGACAAAGCAATACGTAGATGAAAAGGTGAGCGCTTCTACCGGAGTGCCCGCCGGCGCCATTATGTTTTTCGGCGTCATGTCGATTCCTGACGGATGGCTTTTGTGCAATGGTGCAAATGTCAGCCGCACCACTTACGCCAATTTGTTTGCGGCGATTGGCACAAATTTTGGTTCTGGCAACGGTTCAACGACGTTCACATTGCCCAACTTGAGCGGTCGTTTTATCGAGGGTGCGACCTCGCCCATATCGGTTGGTAAGACTTTCTCGGCTGGGGTACCGAATATCACAGGTACATTTATAAATGGCGGCGACTGGGGTGCAGAATGGCAACCACCGAGTGGTTGTTTTGCTAGAACCGGAGTCCAGAACTCTGGCGCCTCCGGGACAGACTATAGAGAGTTAACGAAGATAGACGCGTCTTTAAGCTCGGCAACCTTTGGACGGTCGTCCACTGTTCAGCCGCCGAGCATGGCGTTACTTGCGTGCATTAAGACTTGATACAGGGGAGCAAGGCCATCGATGGCGGTTGTACTGTAGACGCCGATCCATAGATCGATGAGCTGCTAGACGCATTGAAGTTGACAAAATTTTTATCAGTGCTATTGCCGTTGGGGATCGTGGAACTTCCACCGATCGAAAACGCTCCTGATGCTTGACTGATCCATGGTGTGCCGTTATGTGATCCCGTGATATTCGGCCCGAATATCAGCGGATCTCATAATGGAACCCCGTGGGTTACTGAATCATCCGGAGCGTTTTCAATAGTCAGTCAGAATGTAAATGTTCCGGGTGGGGGCGCTTCAAGCACTAATGCTGTCAATTTTTATGCATCCAGAAATTCATCAATTTACGGGTCTTCTTCAACGGTTCAGCCTCCGGCAATTGCGTTGCTTCCTTGTATCAAATTTTGATGCAAGGGAGTAGTGCGAGGCTTGGGGGCTGTACGGAAGAACCTCCATAGATCGAGTTTGATCTTGATGCAGATATGTTTACCACACCATTGTTGCTACTTAAATCGCTGCCAGATGAGCCAATACATGCAAAGTACGTTCCGGCTGAAACATAGAGAGCACCAGAATTGGACACTCTTGAGCTACTTACAGAGCTGTATCCCGTTCCCGCTTTGCCAATGCCGTTGACCTCCCAAGACGTCGATCCACTGATATTCGGTCAGCAAAAGCACGTTTCTAGCCCTGCGTTCTGTAGCTGAAGAACATAGGGCTAGGCACATGCTTCTCGATCAATTAAATCGGCTCTAGTGCTGTGCGGGCTCAAGGATCTCGTCGACTAGACAGGCTTTTCGGGCACAGTCCTCGATGAAAGCGCTCCAACGCGTCATTACAGGCGTCCTTGCGGCTAGGTAGTCACTGCGCTGATATGCGCGGGATACGGCCGTTCCGGAAACGTGCGAAAGACATGCTTCTGCGACTTCGAAGGGGGGGGGGGTTTCGTGGTCAGCAAGCCATGAGCGCGCGATTGAGCGCAGACCGTGCGCTACAAGCTTTCCGGAAAGATCTGTTGAGTGCAGATGCTTCGCGAGTGCTTGCGCGCTGACGTGCTTACCCGCCTGCTTGGCTGCAAAGATGAAATCTGAACGCGGGTGCGGGGAGAGCCTCTGTTCTGCGTTAATGAGCGCCTGCATGAAAGCTGTGATCGGCACGCGATGAGCGCGACCTTTTTTCATCTCGATGGCCGGGATCGTGAGCACGTCTGCTTCGATCCACGACTTACGAAGCTTTGCGTTTTCGCCTGGGCGAAGCATCGAGCAGAGTGAGAAAAGAAAGAGTACGCGCATGCGTGCGGGGGCGTCCTTCATTGTTTCCATGACGAGCGGGAGTTCGCGCCATGGTGGCGCCGGCATGGGTTTGACGATGGGCGCCGCAAAGACGCGGCTTACTCTATCGATTGGGTTGTGCTGAATGTATCCAGCGCACACAGCTAAATCGAGGATTTCGCGTGTGCGCATAAGCACGCGCTTGAGCGTTGCTTGATGGCCTGCCGCCTCGATGCTTTTGACGGTGTGAATGACAAGAGGCGCGGTGATTTCGTCGATTTGGCGGCTTCCAATCGGTCTGATGATGTATCGCTCCAGTCGACGCTTTTCGTCTGTGTAAGAGACGATCCGGCCTCGCTTGAGATTGCACCAAAGCTTGAAGGCGTCTGCGAGCACATAGCCTCGCGGAGGCTCAAGCCCGAGCGCTTTTCGTCGTTTTCGAGCTTCTTGACGCGCTTGTTTAAGCGTCACCTCCGGCCATCGCCCAAGTGCGATGTCGGTAACGCGGCCCGCATAAGACAGACGCAAGTACCAGCTTTTAATGCCCGACGGGTAGACCCGCAGACAAAGTCCGTGGCTATCAGTCACGGTAAATCTTTTTTCTTTTGGCAGGATTGCCGCTATTTTCTTTAAGGAGTTATTCATGGCTTCAATTTTTAAGCAAATTCCGTCGGTTGACGAAGATGGATATTTTGAAGACATGACTGTTGTTCAAGAGCTTGAAGGCGTGGAGTTGCCTAATCGCTGCGTAGACATTGCCGCGCCGGAAGATACGGCGAACTTCTTCTACAAGCTCAATGACGATCGCAAGGGATGGACCGCCGAAAAGAAGCCGACGACCGCTGCCGAGTGCGTTGCATGCGGCGTCGTCTCGCATGAATCGCAGACCGAACGATGCAACGAGCTGCGGAATTTGTTCCAGACGCTCACTGAGGGGTCAACTGAATACCGTGTTTCACGCGGTGATGATCTCTCGTGGTTTGTAGAAGCGATCCCCGAAAAAACCTTTGAAGAAGTTAAGGCTGAAAAGACCTCGCAGCTCGATTCGGCTTTCAACGCTTGGTACAACGACGGCGCTACGCTGATCAGCTCGCTCGGCTTTGAGGCGGACAGCGATAGCCGCGCTATGCAGGACGTCAATGGCCTTGTTGTGGCGGCTGAATCAAGCGCGACGTTCAGTGAAACAGGTCTGATTTTTATGGATGCCAACAACGAAGGGCATCAGGTCTCGCTTGAAGATCTCAAGACGCTTCAGCTCGAGATCATTGCAGCCGGCAATGCGGCTTATCAGGAAAAATGGAAGCTGCGCGACGCCATCAACGCCGCGACATCGAAAGATGAGCTTGAAGCCATCGAAATTAAGTTTCATCCGGTCGACTTCACCGAATCGGCTTCGGCATGAGTTGGGCTTATTGGAAGCAGGTTTTGATAGCGTTGGATCAGGTGCTGAACACTCTTTTGTGTGGGTACGCGGACGAATCGCTTTCGAGCCGCGCTTGGCGTCACTACGCAGATGGCTCTAGGCGATGGCCGTGCATTCTTATAGATGCGATCTTGTGGTTTGACAAGGATCATTGCCGAACAAGCTACGAAAGCGAGCTTGAGCGGCGCCAGTTGCCGCCGAGTATGAGATGAAAAAGGGCTTCATTTCTGAAGCCCCGTATCCGCATTACATGCCACAAGCAAATGACGCAATATCCCCGAGCGGATATCCCTTCTTTAAAGGCACATTCGACTCGGACGTATTCATGATGCTGTCTTCTACCTTATTGCCCTTAGCCATGTTGCCGTCATAAACAATAAAGCGACCTGTTTTGTAGTCAAACATTCCTTGTTTGCAAGTAAAGGAATATTCACTTATTGCAGACGGCGCGTCTGTCGTCGTTTTAGATGAGTCTGCAAGTACAGATAAGGTCACAACATTCCCATTCCTTTTCACGGAATTTTTGTCGACATACCACTTCGTATCTGCCGTTGAACTTACCAATTCATACGCCGGAGCTGAGGGGGTGGCTGTGGGAGTATCGGCAACTGCTGTTTTCGGTGTTTCTTGTGTATCCGTTTCTTCAGGCGTGACGCTGATAAACAATGCGCAAACTACAACATATGCAATCGTCGCGACTCGAACGGGCTTCTTTCCTTTACTTGCAATATAGGCCAATCCTACAGAAAGGGCAGCAAAAACGGCCGCCATCAAAAGCCCAAGGGAGTTGACGGCGGCAACAGAAAACGCAGCCAAGATATAAGCGCCAACCCAAAGCCAAATGTTTTTGGTATTTGATGGTTTGGCATCAATCTGACTGAGTGGAGGAGGAACGTTTCCGTAAGGTGAAGCTTGAGGTGCCGCAGTTTGTGACGGCTGAGCAGTCGTTGCCGAATCGGTTTGAAACTGCTGGTTTGCTGAGTTTTGGAAAGCCGCTGATTGGATGGCGTTATATGCGTCAGGCCGCACCGAGCAAAGCATTTCAACGCCGTTGGTGAGCACCACCTTAACCAAGAACTCGTTTTTATTACCAGAAAGAAGGCCCCCGGCAATAGCTCCGACTGGACCAAGAAGAATGGCGCCGACAGCCACACCTCCAATTGTCTTACCCGCTTGCTTCCTCTTGTCTTGGGAAATCATCTCAACAGAAGCAAAGTCGCTCAACGAAAACTGCCGAGGAGATGCATTGGTAAACGTGTTGATCACAAACCTATCAAAGCCCGCCTCAAAGCGATACGGAACATTTTGACCATAAGGGGAAGACAAAATCGTCAAGTCATTAGCCATGTAATACACCTAATAGTTAATGAAGTCTATCAATAATCGGTAAACGATAGGTCGACTCCAACTTTAACGGTGTACTCACCATTGTCAAGCCCGCAATATTGCTGGTTTTTTCGTAGAAGGAGATCGTATGACGATCGAAGAAATCAAGAAGATGCTTGAGGCTCTAGGCATCAAGACAGATGAGCTCAAGGATGCTGCGCTTGAAAAGGCCGAAGCGTGGCTTGATGCACAAAAGTCACAAATGGACACGCAAACGCGCCGCAAGATGCGCGTCTTTTTGGGAAGCGTTGCGGGCGTCATGACAGTGGTCGGATTCGCCGCTGGCTTTTACGTCGCTCGTCTTATGGGGTGATGTGATGCCTCTGCACGATCTCCTGCCAAGAGGAGTCGAGGGAGCGCTCGCTGTGCTTGGTGGGTGGATCGGCTTGATCTACAGCACCACTTTGCAGTCGGTGGCGCCTCTCGTTTGGTGGTTCCTCATCTTCGTAATCGCCGACCTAATTACAGGCATCTGGGCAGCTATTAAGACTGGCACATGGTCCTCGAAGCGCTTGAGTTTTGGGATGGTCAAGAAGGGTCTTGCCTTCGCGATCATCATCCTTGCTCACGGTCTTGATGTGTCGTTTTGGTACATCTTGCACGACATGCCTGTGTTTCAGAGCGTCACGCTCTGCGCTTATGCATGCGGCGAATTCGGCTCAATCATTGAAAACGTAGAAAAGGCCGGGTACGGAGAGGCTTTGCCGCCAGCACTGCGAAAGATCTTTTTGACGCTCGAAAAGCGTCTTGAAAACGCCGTCGACTCAAAGCTTGACGGCATTGGTCTGAATGACGACCCCCAAGATGACCATAAGGATAAAAAATGAAAAAGAACTTTGGGGAGTATCCCCCTGATCTTGCCGTGCCTCTCGTAATTGAACATGAGGGTTTTCGCGGCAAGGCATATCTGTGCCCTGCGGGAGTTTGGACGATTGGCTACGGACACACCGGCGGTGTTCATCCAGACGATCAAATTGATATGGAAAATGCGCGTCAAGTCTTAGCTTCTGATCTGCAAGACGTGCAAAACCGACTGATCGAGTACCTCAATGTTTCAGTGACGAGCGGGCAGTTTATAGCTCTGATGTCACTTGCTTTCAATGTCGGCGTTCGGGCTGTATCGATGTCTAAGCTTCTGCGCAAGCTGAATGAAGGAGATGAAGAGGGCGCCGCCGACGAGTTTTTGGACTGGACAAAAGCGGGCGGCAAAGAGCTTGCTGGACTAGTCAAGCGCCGACGCGAAGAACGCGAATACTTTTTGCGGGGGTACTGATGCTTAGTTGTGTATTCAAGTGGGCGGTACGAATACCGCTGGATCTGCTGATGGCGATCGTAGGGAGACTGGTAGCACCGGTTCTCCCCTTTTTTGTGCAAGAAAACGGCTATTTGCCTCGGTGGCTTTGGTGGTTCCAGACGCCGGACAACACCTGCGACGGTGATGCAGGGCATTTGGAACGATGGCCTCGATCGGGCGGTATCTGGACTTATCTGCGCAGGCTTGCGTGGTTCTTGCGAAATGTCGCTTACGGTTTCGGCATCGACGTTCTTGGCGTTGATGTCTTGCCGACGGACAGCTGGATCGTCGAAGGTGATGAATCTGCCGGCGATCAAAGCGGCATTAGCGGCACGTGTTATCGGCGCGTGTACCGCGGCTCGAAGCTTGTTGCTTTTCACTGGTATTACGTAAAGCACTATCGCTTGTTGAGGCGTCCGTGCTGTGTTCGCGTTTCGCTCGGCTGGAAGCTTTTCAGCTCTTATGAAGCAGGACGAAAGCACCATACCTGCTACGCAAATCCCATTAAAGGATGGAGCTTGCGAGGTGACTAATGACTATCTGGAAAGTAAGCGCTGTCGCGGTGCTTGTACTCGCAGTTTTCGCAGCGGGCTATCAGCTCGCTTCGGCGCGCGGGGATGCGGCTCTCAAGGCGTATCAGCTCGAAGCCGCCGAGGCGCGTGCGGAACAAGGGAGGAAAGACTATGCGCGATTGGTTGCAGCAATGGATGCCGTCGCTACTTCTCGCAGCGAGCTTGATAGTGCTCGCGCTGACGCTGACCGGATGCGCAACGCGTTCGATCGTCGACTGCGCAGAGCAGAAGCCCTTGCCCAAGAGCCTGACAGCGCCGATCTCGCAAGATGCACAGAACTACTCAGAGAAAGTACAGAGCTTCTTTCTGAAGGTCGAGAGCTGGCTATCAGAAGCGCCGCCAAAGCAGACGCCGTAAGCGCGCTCCAGAAATGAAGAAACCCCGCCTGGGCATCAAGCTCGGGCGGGGTCTCTTTTTTTGTATCTGGCGGCGTTCTTACGCAAGTAAGGCTTGAACGCGAAGAGCGCGATAGTCTTCTTTATCGATGCGCCCCGTTTCGAGTGCGTCATCAAGATAAGTAAGAGCTTGCTCTTTCGTGCTGAAGTCCATTACATCATCAAGATTGCCACCCTGACCAACCCAAGAATCGTAGTCGCCATCGAGGCCGAAGTTGCTCATAAATTCGTCTTTATCCATCAAGTCGAGGGAGTTTCCCTCGAAGACAAAGAGCTTCGTCGTTTCTGGCTTTTCAGCCAGCTCATCAAGCGCCGCCTCGGCGGCCTCTGATTCTTCTTGCGAGATATTCATCGCGCCAAGAACCTCACCATCTTCGAGCGCGTCGCGAGTGCGCTGAATAAGATCAGCTTTTGTTTCGCTGTCATCTGCGAGTTCTTCAAAGATGTTGTTGATGATGTCGTTTGCGTTTGTCATGATGTTCTCCAATTTTTCCTGAATCCATTTCGATCCGCCGAGGCGGCCAAAGAGTTTATGTTGGTCCGGCGAAAGTCTGACATGAACGTATCTTGTTCCTGCCGGCTTTCGCCCAGCGCCTTTACGGGCGCCCCCACGAGTGTTTGTAGTCATCGTGCCTCCTTTGATTGATGGTATGTATCTTTCAAAGACAAAAAAGCAAGATGAAAGATACGCACTATTAATCAAGATTGATGCGCATCAAAAAGCCCCGACGACGCGGAGGTCGACAGGGCGGGGTATCAATACTTTCAGCGAAGTATCAATACTTTTCCGTCGGAGTATTCATACTTTCTGGCAGAACTTCTTTTAGCGTCTCCATGGGCAGAATCGTGTCTGCCCACGCCTGCATGAGCGGACGTCGCTGCTCAAGCAGGTCGCTTCTCTGATATGCCTGCTGGACGGCGTTGCCGGTCGCATGCATAAGCGACTTCTCAGCAAGGATCGGATCCTTTCCGGTCTCTGCGCACCAGTCACGAAAAGTTGATCGCATTCCGTGCAGAGTGGCGTCTTCGTCTCCTGAGACTTTTTTTAGACGCCTGGAGGCAAATCGCCGGTCGCAAAGCAGTGAGGCCCGAGTTTTTTTCCAGTGCGCGAGGAGCGCAAGGGCTTGATCTGAGAGCGGCACGACGTGCGGCTCGGGCCGACGGTCCTTTCGGCGCTCGGGCGGCACGGAGAAGGTGCGCGTATCGAAGTCCACTTCGCTCCATCGCATGAAAAGCACCTCATCACGCCGGCATGCGGTGAGGGCGAGGAAGATGATTGCCGGATCGCTCTGACACTCCCCCGTGATGAGCACCCGGAGCGCGTCCCGGAGCGCGTCAAGTGAGATCGCGTGAAAGTGCTCTGGGCGGCGCTCTTTCGTCTTGAGGGGCAGGTAGGCGTCGAGGTTCCCACGCCATAGCGCGGGATTCGGGATCGTCATGAAGCCGTCGCGGCGCGCGAGCGTGAAGATCATCTCCAAAAGCCCGCGCAAGTGGTGCGCGTTTTTGTACTGATCCCAAACGCCTGTGAGGAAGTCCTTGACGTTCTCGACCGTGATTTCGTCAAGGCGGCGGGACGCGAATCCCGCATCGCGGAGCGCGATGTTCGCGAGCGCCTGATACGTCCATGCGGAGCGCTCCGCCCAGTGTCTCAAATGCTTCAGCTCATCAAGTGCCCCGGGGACGTACTCTGCAAAGGTCGGGACGAGTGGACGGGCGCGTTCGGCGCGCTCCCGATCGCGGGCGTCCTTCGGGTCGATCCCGCGCGCGAGGAGCGATCGGACCTGCGCGGCTTCGGCCTTGACGACCGCGAGGGTTTTGTCCTTTGCACTTCCAAGGCTGAAATCGCGCCGGCGGCCGTCTAGGGTGTAGCGGATGAAGTAGGTCCGGGAGAGTCCGCCGCGGCGGACGACGAGATAGAGCTGCGGCTCGACGAGGTAGCGTCCATCCGGGAGCGTGAGGGCGGACTTCGCGGTGACTTTTTGAGCGGGAGGCATAAGAGTGGGGCAGAGAGAACTTTGCCCCACCAATTGCCCCACACGAAGACGCGACGAGTTGCGGGGCAAAACCGGCCGATCTGCGGTATGTGCGCGGGCTCTTCCGAGTATATCGGCGCCCGCGCGGGGAAGTGCGGGGGATTCACGGATGAATCGCGGACTGCTCTCGGGGTGGGGTTTAGAACATCTGAGTATGAGGACTTTCCCGCATTCATTGGGCGAGCGGGGCGTCTCAGAAAATTGCCCCACACTTTGCCCCACTATCCGCAAAAAAACTTCGCCCCCGGGAGCTGATCATCAGGACTCCCGGGGGCGAAGTTCTCTCTTTGATCACTTTAGCACGATCAGTGCGCGGGCATCGCGCACGACGTGGGCGGTGCGGACTTGGCGGCAGCCCGATCTTTGCGGATTGCCTCTTGACACTTTCCGCGAAAGAACTCGCGAATTTGTCCGACGTACCATATCGAACAATTGCGCATCCAGTTGACTTCCGCAGCAGGGGGCAGCTTTCCGGAAAGCACTGCGGCGCGGAGTGCATCGCCTGAAATCCCGAAAGCGGCCTGCAGCTCAGCTCCAGTCACCGGACGCTCTGGCAGAAGCGTTGGGTCAAAAAGATCAAAATTTCCCGCGTTATCGGTCATGATGTTCTCCCGTTTAAAAATTCGATTCGATCTTCTTTAGTCAGCGGTATGCTGACAAGCATTACTGCTGGATGAGTGATGCGTATGAGCGTCTGTGTGTCATAAGCCCACCAAAAAATCTGACCATCGCGTTCTTCGAGAAATCCGATTTGAACGATGCCGTGCAAATACATCAAGCCATGATGCATGTACGACTTTTTCCACGATGACGGATCATCTGGTCGAATCGCAGCAGCTGATTCGGAGTTGCACAGATGCTTGCGAGCTTTGAACATCACTTCATATGCGTCGTGCATCTCAGCTCTGCTCATCTCCGCCTGCATGTCTGCCAGAAGCTCAAGCGCTGGCTGCACTGGTTCGATCAGCCACCCCGGCACTTGATCAGCCTTTCCGGATTGAATCAGCTCACTCACGAGACGCATGCAGCCGTAAGCCACTATCATCAAAGATTGAGCATCGATCTTTGTCTGGCGCTCGAACGCGGCGCTACACACCCATCCGACGTGCAGCGAATTCATCACGTAGTCAACGTTCTCTAGCGTCCCTTCGCCGCGACGAATTGCATCGAGCGGAAGAAGTGATGCGAGCTCAATCTTTGTGTGCTCTTCTTTTGTGAGCTCTGGCAGGAGTTTGACTAGAAGGTGATTGGGAGCTTTTACAGCTTTCGGACGGTATGCCTTCGAGCGCTTTTTCTTGCGAGCTGCCATGTCAGTTCCCCTGCGTAAGGTGTAGATTTGCTATTTCATAATTCAACTCGTCATCGTCGAGTCCCCAAATAGCCTCTTCTCCGCGCTCTCTGATGCGCTTTTCGAAAGCAGCCTTCCCTCCGTACTGTCGAATCAGTCTCTCAGTTTTTCGGCTCATCTTGATGGCACTTCGTCGAATCATCAGAAAGCGCGACAAAAACTCAGCGTTGGATATCCTGTGCGGCTTGAGTCTTTTTCGAATTTTCATTGCGCGTCGTCCCACGGCCTGAAGCGAACATCTTGAAAGTCTGGCTTCCAAGCACTAGGGAAGTTGGAACAGTCACGAACCCACGAACAATCGAGCCACACCCATACATCTTTTACTAATTGCTGATTGTGTATGTACTCAACCCGATAATATCCATCTACAGGCGGATCTTCAGCCGGCCACTCATTCCACGCTTTGGGATCGTACTCACGTACTTCTTCAATGGCCGAATTTCTGATGAAAAGCGTCATATCTATCCCGTTGCATAGATAAAGTGCAAGACAGGTCTTGTCGCTTCTATTTCCAAAGTAACCAGATAGCATCTCACCAAACTCCGGCTCAATTGCCTCGAGTTTGGCTTGCAGCTCTTTGTCCTTAAGTCGGTATTTCATTTTTGACATCCTGAGACTTGAAGAAAACCATCCAGTAAGTTTCGGTTGCGGGCTTGCGGTTGCCCAGCAGGGGTTTTCTTCCGATCGTTTGCAAAACAAAGGGGAGCTTGAAATCTTTAGCTCCCCACTTAAAAATCAGTGTGCCGTTTGGCTTTAGTACTCTCCAGCACTCATCGAAACCGCTTTTTAAGAATTTGGCGACGTCTGGAGGCAGTCGGCCATAAGCTTGACCCATGTAGCTCGATTCGCCGACATTTCTAAGATGCGGCGGATCGAAGATGACGAGAGAAAAGCTCTCATCTTCGAAGGGCAGATCTGTGACGTCCATTTGTTGGTCCGGCGCTATTTCAAGCGTCCGTCCGTCGCACTGGACGTAGCTTTCATCTCGAATATCTCCGTAAAGCACTACTTCGGAGTTTTTGTCGAAGTAGAACTTACGGCTTCCGCAGCAAGGATCGAGAACTCTAGGCGTTTTCATCTTTATCCTTTTCGAGCTGTTGGATTCGACATTCGAGTATGCAGATATATGCAATCGTGTTGTTAAGGTCTTCACCTTCCTCAATCAGCTCTTCAGCTCGTTCTTTACACAAATCAAGATCGGCGAAGGGCAGGTACTGACGTATCTTGTTTGCTTCGTCTCTCAGCTCGGTAATGGTGAGGTCATAAAAGTTCATCGTTCTTCTCCGCGAGAAATCGTTCTTCTACGTCCTTAGCGAGGAAGGCTTCAGCTTTACTTTGCGGCATTTGTCACTTACTCCACGGCGTAAGCTTCCACAACCAGTACGCAAACTTAAAGATGCTGTAGCACGCGCTGAATGAGATTAAAAAGAGGATCGGGACTAAAAACCCCAGGACGACAGATCCAGATACTTTTAAGACGTCCTGATTTACGAACAGGATTAAGCCGATGCAGGCAAGTAGAGAGCAGATGCCTGCGATAGTCTCGAACGTTGTTATATTCATTTCTCCGTTAAAAAACGTTCTTCTACGTCCTTGGCAAGCTTCGCCTGCACGTCAGGGCTTTTCAACCAGTCCCGAATAATCCGCCGCGCCAGCACGCTCATGGAAATACCCTCCGCCTCGGCGACCTTTCGGAAGTCGTTCATTTCTGCTTCCGAAAGCGTGACGGATATCGTCTTAATCTTCATCTTCATCGCTCCAAACTGGAACTCTGTTCTTAGCTTTCACCAAAAGGTCGATGAGTTCGTCGACATTCTCGGCTGAGAGATAGGCGGAATGAACGTTTTCAACGCCGTATTCCTTCGAGTCCCATTGCAATTGAAGCTGCACAAATTTAACGCTCTCTTCGCCGATATGAGGAATTTCACCTTGAACCACGACGATTCTTTCAGCGCCGCGGCCACGAGCAATTGGGAGTAGGCTAGTTTTTCGCGGTTTCATCTTTTTTCTCCTCGTTAACCACTTCTGCCATGCTCTTAAGCCCGGCGTAATTCCAGTCTTCGGCTTGCTGAATTACGTCGCGGAAAGCATCGTAAAAGGCGAATGCCGTCGCGCGGCTCGGCATTTTGTTGCGGAGCCTATAGAGCTCCAGCATTTTCTCGTCGTCAACTCTTTCGTAAGCATTGACCGCAGAAAGAAAGGCGTAGAAGCGATTCGCTATCCAAAATTCATAGATAGTCCTGCGAAACTCGAGCCGAATCCAATAGTGAGTGCACGAGATGAGTTTGACCTCATCGAGGTTGTCTAGCAGGACGTGAAAGAACGCATCGACGCCCTCATCGGTCGGGTGGTTCCGAATCCACGTGCTCGGTGTAAAAAGCACACGTAGAAAGTTCTTAATCATCATTTTCGAGCTCAGCGATTCGCTTTTCGAGCTTTTCGATGGTTCGATTTATCGTTCCATCCGTCACGAAAAGCATCCCCTCATCTTTTATAACGAGCAAATTCAGTGTTTCACATTTAGAGCGAAACAATTCCATCATGGCCGCCGTCAGCGACGACAACATATAAGCAGATTCGTCGAACCTCCTATCCCGAAAGCGATTCAGCCACCAAATAGCTTTCTGAAGATCTAGCTTTTCGGAGCCCTTGTACGGCGATCTAAGGATGTATTCGACGGCCGATGCGAGCGGGTGGGGAAGGTTCTCGGTTAGGTCGACCGGCTCCAGTACGATCCGGCACTTTTCGTAATGAGCTGGATGGTTGACGAGATCGTTTTCTTCAGTCATTTGCGTTTTCCTTGTTGTCTACCTTGATGCCATAGCGCTCCAAAGTGCGCTCGATTTTGAAATCTCGGATTTCTTGAATTTTTTCTTGAAGCTCGGGGAGGGTGTAAAGGATCTGCTCAAGCATCACTTGGCAGTCCGCCAGCTCTGAGAGCATTTCTTTGTACTTCTTGCTGGCGTCTCCGTCTCCGAAGTACGTAGCGCGGCGGTATTGAAGAAGGGCTGCAGATGCTTCCGCAAACTCCTCTGCTGCCCGCGAGAAAATCAGGTCGAAACCGGAACGATCGGCAATCGCCTTGATTCTCGGATCAGGCTTCGGCATGTGTTGCCTCCCGCCTTTCGTCAGCTATTCTCTTCATAGCATCTGCGAGAAAAGCCATAAAAACTGATGCGTTTTTCGTTATCCTTGATCCCACCAAAAGCTGTTCTCGCGGTATTTCACACATATCAAGACGAAGGAGTTCTCTTGCAGTGTCGCTGTCTCCTTCGCAATATGCATTAAGAATCGGTCTGGGGATACCAAAGAGCTGATCGTTCATTTCGATCAGCTCTTCTTTATCTTCTTGGTTCATCTACCTCTCCCGCTTTACGCTGTCAGTTCTAGGTTAGGATTTCGAGCTATCAAACCTTCTTGTAACAACCGTCGATAGAAGTAAAAGATCCCTTTTCCGGTGACGTGCGCGTGTGTTTTCTGGTCTTTTTCACCATCGGAATGCGTGAAAGAATGAAAACGCGTCACCATCAGCCCTTTGTTGATAGAAAACTGCATGGCTTGCGTGCCCTGTTTATAGATAAAGCCGTTCGCGCGAAGCCAATCAAAAAATTTCTTTGGACGAATGCCGAGCGTTTTTGACGCTTCGGTGATGGTGTGTTCGGCATCTGATGCAGTGACCGCCTCGGCAAAATCGATCTTTGGGGCGTCCTGCCTCACTTTGTGCTCAAGAGCCTGTCGAAGCTCGTATTGCTTTGCCCACTCCCGCGCCGCAATGGCTGGGTTGGTAAAGTCTGGGAGAGAAAAAGAGGTCGCTTCCTTTGCAACTCGTTCGCATTCGATGAAGTAAAGACGTGCCTCCTTGCCCCTCGGGGTATTGCTCATCATCGCAATCTCTTTCGCAGCCGACAGAGTGAAAAAGTACTCGATTCTCCCCTGCGCGGTGCTCGCCAAAAATGGCGAGCTTGATTTTTCTGTAATTTTGACGAAATCCGAGTCCTCAACGAAGCCGGCACGATCGATCTGAAATTTGATCCAATTCGAAAAGTCACGGCCGACGCCGAGGAATTTATGAAGTTCGCGAGCGTTGCAAGTCTGGATCTGTTCTCCGCCGATGTCAGCAAGCTGGATTGGGATGAGTTCATCCATTTCGAATGCTCCAAAAGAAAAAGCCCCCGATTCCTCGGAGGCCTTGGTGGTTGTTGATTTCACATCATATGGCGATGTGTGCCGGACGCTGGACTAGAGCCCGTTTGGCGTAACCCAGAGCAGGAGACGGAGAGATTGCATTACCGCTCTTCCTTGTCACGGTCTTTCTCCTCAAGCCGCTTCCGTTCTTCGCGTTCAAGCTGCTTGATGCTTTTCTCGGGGGGTGGCAGGTCTTCCGGCATGGTCCCGCTGAGTCGCTTGATTGTCTCGCGAACCTCTCGACCAACCCCGAAATGCGTTTGGTTGGCCTGCGATTTCCCTTGAATTCCTTCGCGCCTCAGCTTTGCTTCCGTCTGGGTGGCTCGGAAAAGGTTGGCGGCGAGTTCCTCATGGCCCATGTGGTCAAGGATTTTCTGCGACTTTTTCAGACCTTTCTTTGCATGAATCTCGCGTTGTCCGAGTCCACCGTACAGCCCCTTGTAGCCGTAGTTCTGGAAGATGGCGTAGTCCATCGCGTCGATAACGCCCGCGTCGTGCGCGGCGTCGACCAGTCGCTTGTTGTGCTCGGCAACCTCTCGGCGTAGCAAAAGCCGCTTTTGATCGTCATTGAGCTCGACGAAAGCTTCTTGGTCTTCGATCTCTTGGCGTCGCGTCTGGATGGCGAAGTAGGTTTGACCTGCCGCGATCACAGGTTTGGTCGGATCTCCGTTTTGGACGATCAGGTAGCAGGCGTAGCGAGAGAGGGCGATGTCTTCGAGCTCTCGAGTAGCTCCGCTACCGAGTCCGACCATTTTACCCATGTTGGTAAAATGGTCTTCGACGTTGATGTTTGAGGAAACGCAGGCCTCTTTGGCTTTCGTAACGACAGGCAGGAATCGTTGCCACCGACTGTATCCAAGGAGAGGGTAGAGCTCTCGAGCAAGCCAGTACTCCACGCCGTTTTCATCGAAATGGCGGATAGCATCGAAGTCAGGCGGGGTTGCGCCGACGACTTCCTGCGCTGGAAGATTTTCGGTATGATTCATACGTCCTCGTTAGGGATATTCGTTAGGCCTCCGGTTCATGCTTCGTACCGGGGGCCTTCTCATTCTACGGCGCTATGCAGATCGCTTACGCGGTTAAGCGCTAAGTATCTTGAATTTGCCTATCAAAGGTAGTATGTGCAAATTTTGCACATACCATATCTTGTGTTAACCCTGTGGTTGTTAAGGCGTTCATACGGGCACCTCCTTATGCGGCCGTGCGCTTTGGTTGCTGTGCCAACCAGTGCTGATAGCATTGCATGTCGTTAATGTC